CAGACGGAGTGGAATGGTCTGAAGGTAGGACCAGATGAGTATGAGCCAAAGCACCCACAGCTTGAGCCACCACAGGTAGGGCCAGATCCGCAAGCATTGTTTGATCCACGTCCAGATCAAAGAACCGAGGTGGCTGGGCAACGACTTTTGATTCTCAATCCGTTTGAGTCAGGCTCTTCTGGTTCTAACGTAATTACTGTATATGAACCTTCTCATGGTCGCAGTACATCTGACGCTGTTAGGTTCCGCAAGGTAGAGGCATTCGATGGTTTTTCGGAAAGTTCTTTGGAAAAAGCTACAGGCTATACGATCACTGTTGTTGACAGTAATTCGTACACAATCTCAATCACCGGAGGAGACACAGCGACAGCCGGTAATACACGAGGTGGCGGTGAAAATGCAACCGCTGGGCCGGGTACAGCAACACCAACAACGGCATCGACCTTTGATGAGACAGATGTTAGACTCGATTCGACCAACAAGACTTTTGACGAGGGTTAAATGGCAAAGCAAACAGTAGGTATTGGCTCTGCCGCGAATGATGGCACTGGTGACACTCTTCGCGATGGTGCCGATAAGATAAACGACAACTTTAACGAAATCTACGCCGCACTAGGAAACAGTTCTAGCGTACTAACCGACATCATAGATGCAAACGGTCTGCTTGATGTGAGTTCAGGCGCTAACAAGATTGTGTTTTACTATGCCGCTTTGAGCGATCTGCCTAGTGCCTCTACCTACCACGGTGCGGTAGCTCATGTTCACGCCACAGGTGGCCTTTATTTCGCTCATGGTGGCGTTTGGATAAGATTGAACGACGAGACCACTGGTCCTGTCACTAAGTACACCGCTGGCACTAACGGAAGTTCAGCATATACATTTACCGGGCCGGGTGCAACTTCAGGAGATAACCCAAATTTTACGTTCTATAAGGGCCACACCTATTTGATAGACAACACGGCAAACGTAAGCAGCCATCCTTTGCAGATCAGAACGTCTAATGGTGGCTCTGCCTTTACAACAGGGGTGACAGAGAACTACAACTCAACAACTGGACTGACCCAGTTTATTGTGCCACATGAGCCAAGTGATACTTCATTGGTGTATCAATGCACTGTTCACAGCAGCATGGTTGGAAACATAACAATAGTATAGTGAGCAGGACATGTCATTTACATATGCAGAGCTAAAGACAGCGATACAGGATTACACGGAGAACACAGAGTCTACGTTTGTAACCAACTTGCCTACGTTCATTAAGAACACAGAGCAGCGCATATTCAAACTTGTTGACCTAGAGCTTTTCCGCAAAAATGCCACGTCAGCCTTGTCGCAGAATGACCCGTATCTTTCTGTGCCTAGCGACTACCTAGCGTCTTTTTCTATGTCGATCACCAACAGTAGCTCCAAAGAGTTTCTGTTGCAGAAGGATGTAAACTTTATCCAAGAGTATAACCCCAACGCATCCACAACAGGGGTTCCTAAGTATTACGCTTTCTTCGATATCGACAACTTCATTGTGTCGCCAACACCGAATGCAAACTTTGCTGTTGAGCTTCACTACTATTATAGGCCTACGTCATTAACAGCCGGGGCTGATTCTGGTACAACATGGCTCAGTGAGAACGCTCCGAATGCCATGCTTTACGGTTCTTTGGTCGAAGCGTATACTTACATGAAAGGTGAGCAGGACATGCTTACCATGTACGAGAAGCAGTTTACGGAAGCAATGACCAGGATTAAGGATCTGGCAGAGGCCAGAGAAAACAGCGATGCTTATCGCAGGGGTTTGCCGGAACGGCCCCGTACTTGAGGAGTAAAAAATGGCAACGTCGAATGCAGCAACCAACTATACAGAACATGCTATATTGCAGTTTCTGTTTAAAAACAACGCGGAGAGTTTTGCAACTCCCGGTAACAGTATCTATGTCGGTCTAGCTACCGCAGTTAGCAGTATCGAAACAGGCTCTGTCACTGAAGCGGACTTTACTAACTATGCGAGGCAACAGGTAGCGGCTTCTGGTTGGACGGTTCCTGCTGTTAGCACAGACGCACAGACAGCTACAAATGCAGCGAACATTGAGTTTCCAGCATCTGGTGGCGGCGGTGACGACACAATTACTCATGTGTTCATAGCTGACGCATCAAGTAGCGGAAATATCCTCTTTGTAGGAGCTTTGGACGCCAATAAAACAATTCAAAGTGGTGACATCTTCCGCCTTAATGCAGGCAATCTGACTGTTGAGCTGAAGTAATGACCCTTGTTATTGGCGATAGAATAAAAGAAACCACGGCTACAACCGGCACTGGCACTTATACGCTGGCTGGTGCGGTCACTGGTTTTGAGTCTTTCGCCACTGTAGGCAACGGAAATACAACTTACTACGCTTGCACAGACGGCACTGATTTTGAGGTTGGGGTTGGAACGTACACGTCATCCGGCACGACTTTGGCGCGTACAACTATTTTACAATCTAGTAACTCAGACAATGCGGTTAGTTGGTCTTCTGGTTCCAAGACTATATTTGTTACACTGCCCGCAGAAAAAACTATACGCACAGATAATCTTGCCTCTGTCGGCGGGAGTACATTTGATCTTGCAGGGACTGCTGTAGCTATGGCAATCGCGCTTGGGTAAGAGGTAGATATGGCTAACAATTTTAAGGTGGTTACAAAAGATGGATCTAGTGTTAATGCTGACACTGATATGACAATTCATACAGGGGCTTCTAGCACAGAAACTACAATTATTGGGATGACCGTTGCCAATATAGTAAACAGCCAAATAACCGTCGATGTAAAATTAGAGAATGCAAATGGCGACAATGTTTTTATGGTGAAAAACGCCCCTATCCCGGCGGGTTCTAGTCTTGTTGTTGTTGGTGGGGATCAAAAGGTTGTCCTAGAAGCATCTGATGTTATTAAAGTTCAGTCTGATACAGCAAATAGTGCGGATACAATTTTAAGTATACTAGAGATTACATAATCGTAGGTGACGCATGGCATATTTAGGAAAAGCCCCTAACGGCGCTGCTATACGAGACAGATATATGTTCACTGCTAGTGGCGGTGAAACAAGCATAAGTAGCAGTCAAATAACTGGGTTTTCATTTTCTGACGGGAACTTTGTTGATGTGTATATCAACGGGATTTTGTTAGACCCGCGATCTGATTACAACACCAGCACAGCAAACACCATTGCTGGTCTCTCTGCGTTGTCTGCAAGTGATATTGTAGAAATCATAGTATACGACACGTTTAGTTTGTTTAGCGGCAATGTCACGGGAAACCTTACCGTCACAGGGGAGGTCGATGCTGCAACATTAGATATATCAGGTAACGCTGATATTGACGGCGTTTTGGAAACAGACGGTCTTTCAATTAACGGTACTACCGTTACATCAACTGCGGCAGAGCTAAATAACCTTGACGGTGCTACTGCTGGAACTGTTGTAGCATCAAAAGCCGTAGTTGTTGATTCTAACAAAGACGTAAGTTCTTTTCGTAATATAGGAGTTTCAGGCACCGTTGATGGTCGTGATATATCCACTGACGGAACTAAGTTAGATGGCATTGAAGCAAGCGCAGATGTTACTGACAGCACAAACGTAGGGGCCGCTCTAACTGGCTTTTCTACAGGCACAGACGCTGTATCGTCTGATTTAATACCTGTTTATGACGTGTCAGCAAGTGCGTGGGAAAAACAAACCATAGCTAACGCGGCCTTACAGGGGCCAACCGGACCGACTGGTCCAACAGGGCCAACAGGTAGTAATGGTTCTAACGGGTCTCCAGGACCAACGGGTCCAACAGGGCCAACCGGCCCGGATGGATCGACTGGACCAACAGGGCCAACCGGCCCAACAGGTAGCAATGGTTCTAACGGGTCTCCGGGGCCAACGGGTCCAACCGGACCGACTGGACCGCAGGGTCCAGATTTTGCTTCAGGCACTAGGATGCTGTTCCAGCAATCATCAGCCCCTACAGGTTGGACCAAGGATACGAGCCATAACAACAAAGCATTGCGCTTGGTCTCTGGCAACGTCAGTTCGGGAGGTTCCAACAATTTTACAACTGCGTTTGGCACACCATCATTATCTGGCTCAACTGGCAGCACATCACTGTCTCTTGCACAACTGCCAAGTCACCGTCACGGCGTATCTATAACCGACACTGTTGCTAATACAGGAACAGGAACTTCTTATGGAAATTCAGTAGCGTCATACACGGGTGCTGGAAACAATATGGGTCACACATCTTCCAGTTTCAGCGCGAAATTTTCGCAAAACCAAGGCTCTGGCAGTTCACACAATCACTCGATGTCAGGCACAGCAACAATCAATGTTCAATATGTCGATTTCATTATCGCTCAGAGAAACTAAGGACAGAGAATGAAACTAGAAGTTAAAGACAACTGCCCTTTGAACGGCTTTGAGCCATGCAAGAAATTTGATTGTGCTTGGTTTATACAGATACGCGGCACTAATCCAAACACGGGTGAGGAAGTTGATGACTGGGGCTGTGCAATGGCTTGGATGCCAATGCTTCTTATTGAGAACGCGCAGCAGTCACGTCAGACAGGCGCAGCCGTAGAAAGTTTTAGAAACGAGATGGTCAAATCCAATGACCTCAATAGAGACATTTTGATTGCTCAATCCAAACACGATAAAGATATCGTGCTTATCAGTTAAGTATTTCGACACGAGGAATTAAAAAATGGCAAAATACACAATTATTCACGCTGACGGATTCATCAGTAAAGATGGAGCAGGATACAGCGACCTGTCACTAAGCTGGCTACCAGACGACATTCTTGCAGTCCAAGCAGCAGCAGATGGATCAGCCGACCTTGAGAAAGGCGTCAGGTCCACACTGACAATCACAGCTAATGAAGATGTTTCTGATGTAACGTCATTAAGCTGGTGGTCAAATGTAGATACGACATGGCAAGCAGCGTATGACGCTGAACAAGCAGCAATCGCGGCAGCAGCAGCGGCAGCAGCAGCGGCAGAGGAGGAGGGCGGTGAGTAGCTACATTGGGCCACAGTTCGACATTGTTGGACCAACTGGAGACACCGGACCAACTGGTCCTACGGGTCCAAATGGGCCTACGGGACCCACGGGTCCAACTGGCCCACAAGGTCCAGCCGGTAATAATGGATCGACTGGACCCACTGGACCCACAGGATCGACTGGACCCACGGGTCCGACCGGCCCAACAGGCAATCCATTCGGCGGTGGCACTTTTACTGGTGATGTAACCTTTAATGGCGATGTCGGCATCGGCACTACCAGCGGCAACGAAAAATTAAATGTTCAAGGAGCAATAGGCGTATCTGCTGCATCGGCGGCATTTGGAGGCGGATTAGAACGCGCTCTGATGGACTACACTGGCGCTGTGGTTCGTTTTGGGCATGTAAATGGAGCTTCTGGGAGCGCAAAGCCTGTAACATTTTTAGTCGCCGGAGGAGAGAAGGCCAGATTGGACGCATCGGGTAATCTGTTAGTTGGCAAGACTTCATCTGGAATTGGAACAGAAGGCATCGAACTTCGTGCTAACGACGATGTTATGATTACACAGAGTGGTGACACTTGTTTGTATCTGAATAGACTGAGCAGCGATGGTGACATAATCGACTTACGCAAAGACGGCACAACGGTTGGTTCAATCGGCGTTGTAAACAATAATAATCCTTTCATTGCCAACGATGCCGATAACTCAGGCTTACAATTTGCATCAACCAGTATCTTGCCACATTACGACAGCCTACAGCGTGATAATGCTGTTGACTTAGGTTCATCATCGGTGCGTTTCAAAGACGGTTATTTCAACGGAACTTTGAACGCTGGCAGGTTCGCTGGAAAGAGTGACTCAGACACATTCATCGACTTCCAAGGTTCTGATGTCATGCAGTTTTTCACTGGCAACAGTGAGCGGGCTAGGTTTGACTCTAGTGGCTCACTCAGAATCGGACAATCGTCAACAAATATACCGGGCGTTGGCAACACGACTTCTGGTATTAGTTTGCGTGGCCATATCGGTGATGCGTTTTTCTCTCGTTCTGGCGGCGATGCTGCTTACTTCAACACAAATTCTGCTGGGTCTAGCGTTGTAACATTTAGTCTAAGCGGCACGGGTAAGGGCAATGTGGCCGTGAGTTCTGCTGGTGCTACATTTAACACCACCTCAGACATCAGGCTCAAACAAGACATCGAACCGTTAGTCGCAACAGATAAGCTGATGCAGATGAACCCTGTGTCATACGCTTGGAAGGCTGACCCAGACGGCCCACGTTCTATGGGCTTTATCGCCCAAGAGATGGAAGAGGTGATGCCAGAGGCCGTGTCTACTGGCACTGATGATAAGGCGATGATGTCGATGGATTACGGACGCATCACGCCAATCTTGGTCAGCGCACTCCAAGATGCTCACAGAAAAATTGAAGAATTGGAAAGTCGTATTGCGGCGATGGAGAGTAAGTAATGAGTAGTTTCTCACCAGACCACGAAGGAATAACGTGTCGAATAAATTTAAATGGAACAGGAACTATAAGCGTAAGAAGCAGTTTTAATGTGTCGAGTGTAACGGACAATGGTGCGGGAGATTACAGCACTAACTTTAGCTCTTCACATAGCGATGCAAACTATACAATGGGTGGATGGTGCGGATATCCGACTTCCAGAGCGATGGTTTTTGGTGATGACAGTTCTGGAGTTAGTTATGGAACCGGAGGCTTGAGGATGGAATCGTCTTATATTTCTGGAACGAATGGTGAAGCAACTCCTGACAACGTAACTTATTTCAACATGATTATAGCTGGAAACACCTGATGAAAATGCTTTCTAGGTTGTCAAAGTCTTTAAAAGAATTAGAGCCATTTCAGACACAATTCGCTGTTGTTTATGAAGATATGGATATGGGCCGCTGTGCTGTTATGCACCCAGACCCAAATGCGATGGCTGCATTGATGGCTGGCGGTGTGTTCCCGCCTGTTTGGGTCTATTGGAAACTGGCAAAAGACGAGGCACAGCCTGATTTCAAACGGCATCACCGTATGCACCTTCTGAGCGACACACCAAGAGAAGGTCCGAAAACAGAAGAAGAAGCCTTGTTGTATCTCATTATGAAAGATGTGCCACAGCACATCTGGCGCAACTACGAAACCAGCAACAGTGTTCATCTTAAAATCATTAGGCGTGAACAGCAGCCAGACAGAGAATTTCGCAACGCTTGGAGGGTCGCAGCATGACCACAATTATTGCAGATAAAGACGGCAATGAGATTGATGCCACATCAGCCACAGTTCCAAGCGACAGACATTTCCGTAACGCTTGGGCTTTGGACGGCACGGTCATCACAGAGGACTTGGCAGCAGCTAAGACAATCTTTGCCGACAAGATACGCGAAGCCAGAAAGCCGCTGCTAGAGGCGCTAGACGCTGACTACATGAAAGCCCTTGAAGCAAGCGCAGACACAGCCTCAATCGTGGCTGACAAACAGGCGTTGCGGGATGCCCCGACTGCTGGCAACAGCGCAACAACAATTAGTGAACTTAAAGCAGCTTGGCCTTCCTGCTGCGGCGATAGCCCATACGAGGAGTAGACAATGGCAAATTCATACGAGTGGACATATCCACAACTTGACCGTGTGGCAACTGAAGGCGACAAATCTGACGTTGTAAAAACAATTCACTGGCGCGTTACTGCGACTAGCGACAGTGACAAAGATGCTGACGACAACTTCCTGACAGCCACAATGTACGGCACAACTGGTGTAGAGATGGAAGACGGCGCAGAGTTTGTGGCATATAATGATCTAACCAAGGACTGGTGCAAAGCCAAAGTTTTGGCTGACATGGGCCAGACTGAAGATGAAGTCAAGTCAGCATTAGATGCCGACATTGCAGAAAAAGCCAGTCCCTCCATTTTAACAGGAACCCCATCAGGGTGGTAATTGCTTAATGAGAAATACATGGCAAATGTGGACCGGTGGAGTCTCTGAAGACCTTATTGAGGCTATAGAAAAAGAGGCTGCTTTAGTTTCAGGGCAAGAAGCTGGTATTTTTGCTAGTTCTGAGAGCGCCCCTGATATCCGCAGATCTAATATTAAATGGTTGACGCACAATAATTTTGTGTCAGATCTATTATGGGGTTATGTACAAGAGGCAAATAGAAATGCTTTTGGAGTTGATGTTACGCAAGTGGCTGATATTCAGTACACAGAATATCACGCATCGGAGCAAGGTCATTACGGACTTCACCACGATATACACTGGCAATCGGATAAGGCTTTCGACAGAAAGTTATCAGTTACTGTTCAGTTATCATCTCCTGAAGATTATGAAGGCGGAGATTTTTCATTTTCAGAGGTAGAGACTCCCCCGAAAGAATCTAAAGTTAAAGGGACGATATTAGTGTTTCCAAGTTATTTGCAACATTCAGTAATGCCTGTAACTAAAGGTGTTAGAAAATCTTTGGTTGCATGGTTTGAAGGACCAAGGTGGAGGTAAAAATGACTAGGGCGCGTGATCTATCTAAACTATTAAATGGCGGGGTAGCTGATCTTTCTGTTACAGGTGAGATAGATGCGGCTACTCTTGATCTCTCTGGTAACGCAGATGTAGATGGAACTCTAGAAACTGATGGTCTTTCTATTAACGGTACAACAGTAACCGCTACAGCCGCTGAATTAAATTACAGTGATACTGGTGCTGCTGTAGGTACTGTAGTTGCGAGTAAAGTTGTAACGACAGATGCAAATAAAGACGTAGATGGGTTTAGGAATGTTTCTTTAACAGGAACTGTAGATGGGCGCGATGTATCTACTGACGGTACAAAACTAGATGGGATTGAAGCCTCTGCTGATGTTACTGATGCGGCTAATGTAGGGTCTGCGCTTACATCCTTTTCAACAGGCACTGACGCAACTTCGTCTGATCTTATTCCAGTTTATGATGTTTCTGCTAGTGCTTGGGAAAAGCAGACTATAGCTAATGCCGCTTTGCAAGGCCCAACAGGATCGACTGGCCCTACGGGTCCAGATGGTCCTACGGGTCCACAAGGACCAGCAGGCAACGATGGCTCTACCGGCCCAACAGGACCGACTGGCCCAACAGGACCAACAGGACCCACTGGATCAGCCGGGGGCACAGGACCAACGGGTCCAACAGGACCGACTGGCCCACAAGGACCGGACTTTGCGTCTGGAACGAAGATGGTATTTCGTCAGTCATCAGCCCCGACAGGCTGGACAAAGGACACAACACAGAACGATGCTGCTCTTCGTGTTGTCTCTGGAAATATTGGAACCGGCGGCTCAGTAGGACTGTCTTCAGCTTTAGCAACGCCTTCACTGTCTGGCTCGACTGGCAGCACATCAATTTCAACAGCACAAATGCCTAGTCACAACCATGTCCTCTACGTCCAGAATCAGTCTGGAAATCAAGGCTTGCAGGGCGCAGGAAGATTTGCTTCTTACGCACCGGGCGCAATGGGGCACAATGGATCGGGCGGTAGTACAACGAACAATACGTCATTGATGGGCAACAGTGGTTCAGGAAGTTCTCACAATCACTCCATGAGCGGCACAGCCACAATAAACTGTAAGTATTGCGATATCATCATCGCCGCGAGGAATTAATGCTTGGAGTATCTGCATTATCTGAGTTTGCTTTTTCGGAGCAGGGTATAATTAAATTTGGTGTTCAAACAATGGACGCTAATTTTACTGTAGATATAGCTCCAGATAATGTTCTGTCTGGCACTAGTCACATGATAGGGACATATTCTAAAATCTCTGTCGCTTCTGGTATTATGGTTGGTGTATCAACTATAATTTCTCAGTTTGATCAAACAAGCACAGGTGCCGTTACACTGTCTGCAAACGCAGATATTATATCTTCGTTTATTCAAACTACTGATGACACAAGAGTAAGAACAGACTCTGCCAGCATTGTATCGTCGTTTACGCAATCTAGCGCAGCAAATAGGGTGAAAGAAGCTGTAGCGTCTGCGACAACACTCTTTATTCAATCAACAGATGGAACTTTGATCTCTGTTGGTTCAGCAGATATTATCTCTAGCTTTACCCAAACAGCCACTGGTCTAAGACTAAGACTAGGCTCAAGTGATCTGTCGTTTAATTTTACTCAATCGGCGAGCGGCTCATTAGTATTTAGTGGCGCATCGGATCTTGTGGCTTCGTTTGAGGTTGATGCTCAAGCTGCGCTTATCGCTTCAGGTGTTTCAAGTATGGAGTTCTTGTTTGTAGTGTCTGCTGCGGGCGATTTGCTTTGGGTGCCGATTGATCCTGGTGGGACACCTAACTGGTCTGCTATAACTCACACGGGCGATTCATGGACAGAAATCAATGCTGGTGGTACAATCAACCAGTGGACGGAAGAGGTGGTCTAAATGGCTAGTACATATACAGCAAACAGTGGCATAGAAAAACCCGGCTCCGGCGAACAGTCAGGAACTTGGGGTGACACCACTAATACAAACTTCGATATCATTGACCGCGCTCTTAACGGAGTTGGTGCGATTACGCTGTCTGGCACAACACATACGCTGACAACCTCTGACGGTTCTGTGTCTGACGGTCATTTTAAAGTTCTTGTTCTTGGCGGCTCACCTAGCGGAACCAATACAATTACTATAAGTCCGAATGATCAGGACAAGACGTATCTTGTAAAAAATGGTTCTGGTCAAACAGCTACCTTCACACAAGGCAGTGGAGGCAACGCTTCGATCTCTGACGGAGAAACTGCTTGGATTTTTGCAGATGGTGCGGGTTCAGGGGCGCAGGTTCAAAAAGCTGCTTTTGATGTTGTAAATGACACCTCTCCGCAGTTAGGCGGCAATCTTGATGTTAATGCAAAAAATATTGTGTTTGGAGATAGCAGTGGTGCTTCTGATGACCGCCTGACTTTTGGTGCTGGAACAGATCTGTCTATATACCATGATGGTACAGACAATCATGTGGATGTTGCAGGAACTTTAACAATAGATGGTTCTGGAGAGACACTCGCCAAATTTATTGATGATGGCGCTGTAGAACTTTATCACAACAACACTAAGAGGATAGAAACAGACTCTGCGGGTATCACAGTCACTGGGCAGATTACTGTAACTGGTAGTAACATCGTATTTGAGGGCGCAACCGCAGATGCCCATGAAACTACCTTTACGGTCACCGATCCCACGGCAGACCGCACAATAACATTCCCTAATTCTTCTGGAACCGTGGCCCTAACTTCAGATGTATCCGCGTCTTTGCCCAGTGGAACTATTGTTCCTTATGCAGGAAGTTCTGCACCCAGCGGGTATCTGTTAGCGTATGGTCAGGCTGTTAGTAGGTCTACATACTCAGATCTGTTTTCTGCAATAGGAACCACCTACGGTGTAGGAGACGGGAGCAGCACCTTCAATCTGCCTGATCTTAGAGGACGCACGATTGCAGGTCAGGACGACATGGGCGGTAGTTCCGCAGATCGACTGACTAACCAAACAGGTGGGGTAAACGGAGATACGCTTGGTGGCACAGGTGGCTCGGAAACTCACACTCTTACAGAGGCTCAACTAGCCGCGCACACTCACGGAGCAGGCTCTTATAAAGCCTCATTTCCACAAGGCGGTGCTTCTGATAGCGGCGGCTTTGGAAATCAAGGATCTATTGGCACCGGCCAGCTTACCGTTACTGGCACAAGTGGAAGCACTGGTAGCGGTAGCGCACACAACAACGTACAGCCAACAATCATCTTAAACTACATAATCAAAACGTAATGCCATTAACAAAGCTACAGTTTAGACCCGGCGTAAACAGGGAAGTCACTTCGTACAGCAACGAGGGCGGCTGGCGCGACTGCGATAAAATCCGTTTCCGCTTTGGCTACCCTGAAAAGATTGGCGGCTGGGAAAAGTACGCCTCGTCAACCTATCTTGGCTCTGCTCGTGCGCTACACAACTGGATCGCACTTGATGGCTCCAACTATCTTGGTATCGGCACTCACCTCAAATACTACATCGAAGAAGGTCAAAGTCTGAACGATATCACACCCATACGCCTGACCACAGGCGCAGGAGACTGCACCTTTGCTGCAACAAATGGCAGTGCAGTAATCACTGTAACTGACTCTAGTCACGGCGCGGTCGAGAATGACTTTGTTACTTTCTCTAGCGCGGCAAGCCTTGGTGGCAATATCACTGCCGCAGTGCTGAATACTGAGCATCAGATCACACAGATTGTTAACGCTAACAGCTATAAAATCACCGTATCTGCCACAGCTAATGGGTCAGACACTGGTAACGGTGGGTCTAATACTGTTGGCGCGTATCAAATAAACGTGGGTCTTGACACTACGGTTGGCGGCACTGGCTGGGGTGCAGGAACATGGGGAAGAGATGGATGGGGTGACGCAGCATCCGGCGGTCTTACTACAACCACGCAGATCAGACTGTGGTCACACGATAATTTCGGAGAAGATCTACTCATCAACCCTCGTGACAGTAACATTTACTATTGGGACAGAAGTAATAACCTATCCACGAGAGCGGTTGAACTGTCCACACTCAGTGGCACAAAGACCAGCGTACCGCAGATCGCAAAGCAAGTGCTTGTTTCTGATCAAGATAGGCATGTTATTGCTTTTGGTTGTGATGCTCTGAACGCAAGCAACACAGCTAATCAAGGTAACGGTGTACAAGACCCGCTGCTCATACGCTTCTCTGACCAAGAGAACCCACTGATCTGGTATCCGGCAGCAACAAATACAGCAGGAGATCTCAGACTTGGATCTGGATCTACCTTTGTGCAGGCCGTTGAAACAAAGCGTGAGATACTGGTGTGGACTGACACTGCCCTCAGTTCTATGCGGTTTATCGGTCCTCCGTTTACCTTTGGCATCCAGCAGCTTGCTTCTAACATCACGATAGCTGGGCCAAACGCTGCTGTTGGTACAGAAGACGTTGTCTACTGGATGGGTATCGACAACTTCTACATCTATGCTGGTCAGACACAGCAGTTACCCTGCTCTGTAAAAGACAAGGTGTTTCTCGACTTTAACCAAAGTCAGAGAGACAAGGTTGTAGCTGGAGTCAACTCTGAGTTTTCAGAGGTTGTGTGGTATTACCCTAGTGCTAGTAGTTCTGAGAATGACAGATATGTCATATACAACTACGCCGAAAAGGTCTGGTACTTCGGTAATCTTGCCCGCACCGCGTGGCTTGACCGTGGTGTTAGATCCTTCCCGCTGGCTACAGGCAATCAATACATATATAACCATGAGCTTGGGTACGACGACGACGGGTCAGCGATGAACTCATTCATCGAGTCCTCGCCTATGGACATCGGTGATGGCGACAAATTTACCTACATTGGTAGGGTGATACCTGACATTACATTTGATGGGTCAACAAATCTCAGTAGCCCACAGGCCACATTTACTGTAAAATCCAGGAACTTCCCAGGTGCGGGCTTCGACAACACAGCATCGGGTGACACGATACGCACAGCCACGTCGCCGGTTGAGACATTTACCAACCAGTTGTTCTTGCGGTCTCGTGGTAGATCCTTTGCTCTTCGTATTGAGTCCTCGGCCCTTGGAGCTAGGTGGAAGCTTGGTAGCCCACGCATAGATATACGACAGGATGGTAGACGCTAATGTCATCAAATCAGATCGCACCACCAAGGCTACCGGAAGCACCAACAGAGTATTCGGTTCAGTATATGTCTGACCTGATTCGTTCTCTTGAGTTGTTTATTGCACAGGAGCGTAACCCCGGAGAGATGCGCGGAACAAAACTAACACTGACAAATCTGCCTACGAGTGCAACTGGACTTGAAACCGGCGCACTGTATAATGATAGCGGTACTGTAAAGGTAGTGACCTGATGGGACTTTTTAGTAAGCTGACAGATAAGATCAAGGACGCCGCACCTATCATTGGTGGGGTGATAGGGTATGGTCTTGGTGGTCCCGCTGGCGGAGCATTGTACTCGGCCCTCGGATCTGGGATCGGGGGTCTTGTTGCAGGTCAGGATGTTGATGAAGCCTTGAAGACAGCGGCTATCGGAGGTGCGCTTGGGTTTGGTGCTGGAAAGGTTTTTGGACCTGCGGGAACTTCAAGCTTTTCTCCTGGTTTTATAAGAGATTCTATTTTACCGCAGGCGACAACACAAATTGGTGTCCCAGGAGTAGACTCAGCAATGGACTTTGCTGTATCACCACAAAATGCTTCCACTCAAGCATTGAACGATCCGTCTTTCTTTGACAAGGCGCTTGGCTTTGCTAAAGAGAATCCACTCCTAACAACAGCAGGCCTGGGATCTTTGGCTGCGCTTGGTCTAACCGAGGAGGAAGAAGAGGAAGCAGGGTCTCTGCGTCCATTCCCTGTCGGTAAGATGAGAAGAACTCCTGTAACTACATATCTGGGCGAAGAGCTTGATCTAGCTAACCCCGAAGATGTTGAGCTGTACACCAAACGCAAGGCCGAGGTCCGAGACCCGGGATTTGAGTATCGGGGGGTTCCTAGAAGTTGAGGGTCCGGGCACCGGCACTTCGGACTCAGTGCCAGCCCGTCTATCTGACGGTGAATTTGTAATGACAGCCAAAGCGGTTCGTGGCGCAGGCGATGGAGATAGGGATATCGGAGCGGCACGAATGTATGATATGATGGCTGAACTGGAGGCACAGGCGTAATGGCTACTCAAACCGTTGAACAAATCACCAGACTGCCTGAGTTTCAGGAACAGTTTCTTGCTGACCTTTTAGAACAGGCAGGCACCGTATCCGAAACAGGCATGCCGTATGCTCCATCGCAGCTTGCTGATCTATCAGAAGCGCAGCAGAAGGCTATTTCTTCTGCCATGTCTGGTGTTGGTACATACGCTCCATACCTACAACAAGCAGCCTCGGCTATCGGTTCTGGGATCACGGGTGCGCAGGGTGCAACTATCACCCCCACATCATATCAACAGTTTATGGATCCGTACCTTGAGGATGTAGTTCAGCAGCAGTACGCTGACATCGCCGAGCAGGGTATAAAGCAGCAGCAGGGTCTTGGCGCACAAGCCATAGGAGCTGGTGCCTTCGGTGGGTCACGACAGGCCATTCAAGCAGGTGAGATTGACAGGAACGTACTGGAGCAGCAGGCTCGTACAGGATCACAGCTTCGCACTGCTGGCTTTGCACAAGCGCAGCAGCTTGCTGGTCAGGCTGCACAGCAGCAGTTGCAGCAGGCACAACTGCAAGGTGCGCTGGGTCAAGGTATCGCCGGTCTGGGTCAGCTTGGTCAGCAGATGGGTACACAGGATATCAACACACTGTTGGGTGTCGGTGGACTACAGCAGCAGCAGGCACAGCAGGGCTTGAACATAGCACAGCAGAATCTTCTGGCGCAGCAGCAGCTTCCGTTCCAGCAGGTCGGCTTCTTGTCCGATATCTTCCAAGGTGTTCCAGCCTTACAATCAACATACTCTACCACTACAACACCGCCCCCAAGCGCAACGTCCCAGTTGCTAGGACTTGGAATCGCGGGCCTTGGAGCAGCAGGCCAAGCTGGTGGGTTAGCTAAGTTATTCGGGGGCTGATATGAATCCTATGAACCGCAAAATGTTTCGTGACCCAATGGCGAGCAGGCAAGCTGCTGGCATCTTGGCGTCATCCCCTGAACTGATGGCAGCAGCGCAACGCAGGCAACCTGTGCGCATGGCTAACGGTGGCACTGTTAACACTCAGGGAAACTATTTGCTTGCGGTTCAAAACGCTATTCAGGCGGGGGATAAAGCTGCTCTTCAAGAACTGGCTAAACCCATAAACTACGGTCAAGCGGCTCGGACCCCGGACGGTAAGGCTGCTATCGCTTTAGCCACTAAGGCATTGGCTGCTCCAAAGGCAGAAGGCACTGTGCTGGACAAGCTGTCTAGTGGAATATCTAAAGTTGCAGAAGTAGATCGCAACATATATGAAAATACTGATCAATTTTTATTCGGCACAGATGATCGTCAAAGTCCTCTGCAATCAGCGGCTAGAGCGGTAATGTCTCCGCTACAATCTGCCGCTAATGCAATTATTGGTACTCCTGGGGCTGTCGCAAGAGATGTTAAAACCCTGGTTACTCCAGTCTCTACTGCAACTGGAATGACTCCCGCAGAAGAACTCGCTGCTTATCGGCCCGGTACGGTTCCTCCGAGTCAGGGTGCCATGCCGGCAAGCGCCCCCGCTCCTGGTGCTGGTGCTGGTGCTGCAACTAAAGCAACTCCAGTCACAGTCACAGATACTGTCGGCACCACTCCTGATGCGGCAGGTAGCGCAGGTGAAGATTCTTCTACCCCGCAGACAGAGGGCAAAAGCGCGGCAGAATTATTAGCTGAAGCGACTGCCAGACAAAAGGGTGAGACTCCTGCCGCAGCTACAGCGGGGGCTGGTGATACTGACGCCGGTACAACAGGTTCTGGTAACATAACTGCCGCCAAAGTTGTATTGCCTGAATCATTAAAGAATCTGCCAGAGGGTGGCGTAGAAAGGGCACCGGGGCAGGCTCTTACAAGGGGTTTTGAAATTGGGTTTAATGAGGCAGATGCAGCAGCCGATAAGGTAGACAGTGTCTTAAATCAAAACAGACCAGCTAAAGACGTGGCTAAAGACAATGACGCCGCTTCAGGTATTGATCCAAACCTCTCTAGGTCAGAGAGAGTTAAGCAGCGGGTCGAGCTATATCGTGAGATGCTGGGTGACGAAGCTGTTAAGGACATTCGCACAGACGCTAACTACAATCTTATGATGCTGGGTCTTCGTATAGCGTCAGGTCAGTCAGAAAATGCCATAAGCAATATTGCTCAAGCTGGTGCCGCTCAACTTGGTGAGTTTGGAACCGCAGTAGGCGAAGAAACTCAAGCCAAAGTTAAAGAAAAGCGTGACATAAACCTCATGGCTATTGGTGATGTTAACCAAGAGATGGCTACTGAAGCTGCGGCTATGAATGCTGCGGCGGAAGCAGAAAAAGACAGACAGTTTAAGTGGGATGTGAATAAGTCTAATCAAGCATTTCAAGCGGCAACAGCGGCTCAAGATAATATTTGGCAAAATGACAGGATACAGACACAAATTAATGCGTCTCTTAAAGAAGCGGGCATGCAAATTGATGCTGCAAACCTTCGGCAGAAAAATGATGCTGCGTTGAGGGTTGCATTACAAAATGCTCAAAACGAAAACCAGGTGAATCTTGCCCTAGCAAACCATAATTTCGCAGCAGAGCAAGCTAAAGAGGGTAGAATATTTGATCTGGAGAAGTTGGGTATTGCACAAGCCTTTGCGAAGGACCAGGGACTCAGTGAGCAAGCCTTCCGTGAAAAACTTGCGAAGCTCCCAGGTGACACGCAAAAGCTGTACGAGCAATTCTTGACACCCGCGCAGATTACAGAGCTTCTCACAGTTGATAAAACGAGTAAGGACAGAAGTAAGTACAAATCTAGCTTTATCAGCGACGTGATGGTCAAAGGAGAAGCTGCCATCAACATGGAGGATAGTCTAGTACAAGAGCTACTAAACTTGCCTGCAAACCAAGGTAAAAGCGAAGATGAACTTCGTGCCTTTGTAAAAAATAATGACTTGGTCGCAAGAAAGTTTTCTGACCTGTTCGACACAGTAGTATGGCCCACACTTTAAAATAGAGGGGCAGATGGCAAAAACTTTTCTTGAGCAGATGCAGGAGGAACTAGAAGCCTCCACCTCAACTCCAACCTCTACTGACTTCGCATCCACCAATCGTAGGAGAGAGCTTACCGACGAGAACGAGGGTACGCTTCAAGAGATTGGTGAGGGTATCGTATCTGGTGTGTTAGCTGTTCCACAAGGGATCTTGGAACTGGGTGGTTCTGCCATAGATCTGGTAGCAGATACAAACTACGCGCAGAATGTTGATGACATGTTCGCCGGTATTCGAGCTGCTGGGGGGATTGATCCCGTTGGTACTCCAGGTGAAATCGCTGAAGTCGTTACTCAGTTTGTAGTTCCTGGTCTAGGTGTTGCTGGCGCTGTCGGTAGAATGGGCGCTCTTTCAAATGTGAGCAAAACAACCAGAGCCGCCGCACAAGCTGGGGCCGCTGGGGTTACTGATGCTGTTGTATCGACAAACGGAACAACAACAATCGGAGACTTTTTCGGCGGGGGTCCAACAGAAACCACAGATCTAATTGGTCTTGAAGGTAGAGAAGCCGCTGCCGCTAGAATCGGGAACAAGCTCAAGGTGGGGTTTGAAGCCGCTGGCGCGACTGCTCTTGTAGAACCTACATTCAAAGCTCTTGGACTCGTGGGCGGAACAGCCGCTAGGATTGCCTCTAAGCCAGCCATAGTAGGAACAGCAACACAAAAGCTGATGGAAGCAAGCACTGCACTGTCCACTCGTGGCGGTGAGTTTGCAGAAAAACTACTGGGGGAAGAAAACTTTGATGCGGTAAAATCAGTGTTCAGGGCAAGAGGAAACCTGCCACAGGACGTATTTGAGGTTAGATCTCTTATATCTGGACGGGTTCAGGCAGAGGCTAACATTGCTGCTCGCACCCTGAAAGACTTAGGCAAAAACATAGATAAAGCATACAAGGGCGTTGAAGAGGTTATGGTTAACGGAACCTCTCTTACTCGGGCCGACTTGAACAATGATCTGTACGGTTACTTGACAGGTGAGATTTCTGAAAAAGCGTTGCCAGACTTCATAAAGGTACAAGCTAAAGCTATGAGAGATCAGGTTGATGGCCTGTCCAATAGAATCCTTAACTCAGACTATCTCTCAAAGTCTGACCAGCAAGACATCATAGACACAATTAAAGGTAATATTGGCTCTTACATACGCCGCAAGTATCGCTTGTTTGAGGACGGCAAAGGGTTTATGCAAACTGCCGAATTCAAAAAAGGCAAGGCTGACACCATAAAATTGTTTGAAAAAAACCCGGATATATACAGACAGTTCCATGATCAGATTATCGGGTTTGATGATCTAAGTGGTCTGTCAAAGGTTGATGAAGGGGTTTTTGTTGGTGTCGGCAAATCGCAGAAAGTAAGCAGGCAAGCTGCTGAAGACTTGACTGAGAAGTTGCTTGCCGCTTCTCAGGCCAAGAAGGGTAAATACGCAAAAAATGTAGGCGTAAACAGAGTTGTTGTTGATAAGTTAAGAACAGATTTGTTTAAAGCGAGGAACAGCCAGCCAGAAGCAATCCGTAGAATGCTGGGAGAGGTGAAAGATCCGCAAGAGGCATTCATATCTACCATTGAAGACATGGCTGTGTTTTCAGCGACAGATGATTTTCTTGGGTACATAGCCAACAAGGCTGGAGATAGCGGAGAGATCCTGACAAAAGAGGCGTATGCCAGACTACCTAATGAGCTGAAAGAACAGTACGAGGTTCTTGGCCCAGCCAAAAAAGGTGCCGCAGATTACTGGGGCACAGCCTCTGGCCTAGCTGTGAGCAACAACATGTACAAAGATCTCACAAGGATTGTTGCAAACGATACGTCTTCAATGGGTAACTTGGCTCGCTCTTCTTACTCCGCGTTTCTCAGAGCGAAGGGCATAACGCAGTTTGGTAAAACTGTTCTATCCCCCGTTACACAAGTAAGGAACGTAACATCTGCTGCTTTGTTTGCTTTGGCACAGGGTAATGTTGGTCGTGGGGCAAACGTCTTTGAGTCATTTAACATGGTTATGAACAATATAAGAAAGAAGTCCACAGCCGAGCAGTTAGAGGAATACGCCAAACTTCAGAGACTGGGTGTAATCGGCAATCAAGCACAGTTAAAAGAGATAGACAGACTCATTAATGAAGGCTACGGAGTCACTCGTGACGCTGATGAAGTCATTGCTGGAATCAGGGTCGGTAAAAATGCTGGAAATAAATTTACTCAATCTAGCGCGGCTCAGTTCCTGAACAAGAAGCTTGATGTTGCCCGAGAATACTATCAGGGCGGTGATGATCTTTGGAAAATATACAACTTTAACTTTGAGAAAAACAAAATACTGTCTGCCTTTGGGACAGAGTTAGAGGCCACCAAAGCATTGCGAGCTTCTAAACAAATCACAGAAACTCAAACGCTAGACGATTACGCTGCCGACATTGTTCGCAACACCGTGCCCAACTATGAGAGAGTACCGGCTTTTGTAAAGGGTCTTCGTAAGCTACCTCTTGGTAACTTTATTGCGTTTCCTGCTGAGATTCTTCGTACAAGTGCAAACACACTAAAGCAATCACTTGACGAACTAGCGAGTGGCAACGCAAGAGTTCGTGAGATTGGAATGCGTCGTCTTACTGGGTTGATGTCCACCACGATGATTCTTCCCGCTGCCATTCAACAGACAGCTATGGGCTTGACCGGCGTCAGTCAAGAACAGTTAGACGCAGCTAGGCGTAGCGCGGCCCCTTGGTCTCGTAACAGTAGACTAATCCCTACCTCAGTGGATGAGGATGGGAATCTAACAGGATACGTTGATTATAGCTTTACTAATCCATACGACTATCTCCAGCGTCCTATACAGGCAATCTTTAACGCTGTTAAAGATGGGCAGGACTTAGGAAAAGACACAGGAAGTATTGCCACCAACGCCGTATTAGAAGCTGTTACTGAAATGGTAAAACCTTTCGGGGATGAGTCTATGCTCACCGAAAGATTGTTAGATTCAACGTATCGGCAGGGTGTTACTGGCACAGGAGCGCGTGTCTACAGAGACGTAGATACCCCCGGCACCAAGGCTTACAAAAGTCTTTTCCATATAGCCGAAGCATTTAATCCTGGCGGATCTCCTGTAACATTTAAAGCGCAGGAAAAAACAACTCAGACTGGTGGTTTTGAGTTTGGTAGGTTTTTGCGTGGCACACTCCCTGACGCTATGGTCAGCGACAAAGACGCTGCTGGAAACGAAAGAAGCGCGGCGGAGGAACTTCTTCGTGCTGTGACAGGACTGGGCGAAGTCAAAGTAAAGCCAGACAAAATTGCCATGTACTCATCTTTTGACTACAGCAGTAACATAACAGGTGCCCGCCAGATTTTTAACACAGCAGTTAAGACTCAAGGTGCCTTGTCCGATAGTGATGCTACATCTGTTTACCGAGACGCTAATGACGCACTCCTCAGAGTTCAGAACAGAATGTACCAGACCGTAAATGATATGCGGGCGCTTGGCATGAGAGATAGCGAAATCAGAAGGTCGCTAAAAAAATATAAGGTTGGTGACGTAACAAATCTTATGCGTGGTAAATTTACACCTATGCAGGTTAGTGACGAAACTAGAAGAGCGGTCAGAGATAACGGCAACCGCTTGCCTATGAGTGAGATACGTTCAATTCAAAGAGAGTACAGAGGAATAGAACTTGGCGGAGAGGAAGAAGAAACTCGAACCTTGGACGCTGGGGTTAGCGCACCCATCGTAATGCCCCCTAGCCTTACATCTAGCACCACTCAACCATCTCCCGCAGCGGTGGTCGCTCCCACTGCGGGACAGGGGGTCGGAGCGCAACAGACAGCCCCTGCTGCTCCGACCTCCAACACCACGATTAGAAATAATCCAGCCTTACTTGGGTCAAATCCAATTAATGTCCTGAAGAACATGATTATAGGTCAAAGGAATCCATAGTATGTTAAACTGGCTGAAGAGTTTATTGTTTTACAAACACACAGGCGATATGAGCCGGCACAGAGTCCATACTGCTAAGTATGAAGACCTGTGTATGTAACGAGGTTAGCTATGAATAAAGATAGATTGCGCGAGGAAATCGCAGAGGACGAAGGCTGCAAGTACGAAATTTATTTGGATCACCTTGGTCTACCCACAACGGGTATCGGTCATTTGATTACAGAGTCGGACCAAGAACACGGCAAGCCTGTCGGTACAGTGGTCGAACAAGAGCGGGTCAAGCAACTGTTCAACCTCGACATGGCTGTTACGGTAGAAGAGTGCAAGGTTCTGTACCCAGACTTCGACGAGCTGCCCGAAGAGTGTCAGCATATCATTGCAAATATGATGTTCAACATGGGCCGTCCTAGACTCAGCAAGTTCAAGGGTATGAAACGTGGTGTGGACGCTCGTGACTTTATGGCAGCAGCCGACGAGATGGTCGATTCCAGGTGGTATACTCAGGTTCCCAACCGCGCAAGACGCTTGGTCGAGCGTATGCGGGCACTTGCAGAGCTTGAGTAAGTAACTAAAATCATTAGATAAAAATGTCGATTCTCGTGGACTTCGTTAAGGGGTGCCGTGTCCTAGTACCTTGAGGTCGCTGAGAATCGATGTTTTATGCTTGGTGGTTGTGTCAACCTCGCACCTCGCACCCCGGACGTAGTGAATAGCACCTATTGTCTCGTCGTTTTCTATTGTGACGATCATATCAGCTAATCTGTCGCTGCACACAGCGATGCTTTCATATGGTCCGCGAGTATCGTCCGCGATAAAGCAAGCGTCGGGACGAGCTATCAGGCATATCATCAACGCTGCTTTGAATAACATATCAACTCTCGTCTATCGGAAGCCAGACAAGATAGAACGCATTGCAGTTAGGGCATGACAGGTTGGACTCAATCATTGCCCCACCCTCATCATCTTCTGCATCGTGATCTCCGCCCCAGATAAGCTCATGCTCACAATGAAAACACCGGATCATCCTACCTCTCCCCAGTTGTCACCAAGCTCGGCATCTACCTCAAACGGAACCTTCAAGCCATCAACGCATGTCTCCATGATTTCTTTAATACGTTCCGCCTCGTCCTCTGATTGTACACTAAAGCATAGCTCGTCGTGAACTGTTAACATTGGCACAAGACCCTCTGCGTAGCAGTCAACCATTGCCTTCTTTGTTTGGTCGGCGCTTGAACCTTGGATCAGTTTGTTGAGAGCCTTGTAAGTAAACGCTCTACGGATGCGGCCCTTGCCGCCGTACTCTTCTGCTGCTTCCTCCAGCTTCATAGCCTTGTTGTAGCCAAATGACTTTGGCTCCCACATATCGAAGCGACACTTCCGCCCCAGCCATGTGCGAATCTTACCATTGTCCATCGCTGCTTTGGCAGCAGCATCCGCCATGCCTTTAACGAAAGGAACCTTGGAGTGATATCCCTCCATCAGTTCAGTTGCCTCATTGAGGTCGATGTCTAGCACACCAGCCAGCTTCTTCTTGCCCATGCCGTACATGATACCAAGGTTTACTGTCTTTGCTTCCTTGCGTGTAATTCCAGCAAGATCTGCCACCATCTGGTGAAAGTCAGCGTCACCCTCTTTGTATGCGGCAACGACGCCCTCGACAGATGGGTGGGGGTTTGGCATACTAGCACAGTAGTGAGCAAGCCAGCGCGGCTCCTGGGCCGAATAGTCAAAGCTTCCCCATTTACACCCTTCTTCGGGTATAAACAAACCACGAATCATCGCTTTGATTTCTGGATCTCTCGCTGGGATTTGCTGGAGATTCGGGTTGGACGACGAAAATCTTCCTGTAACTGTGCCCCCGTCATCTGTACGAAGAGGATGAAAATCACAATGGATACGACCATTATGCGCATGATTAAGAATAGTCTCGACAAATGTCGTGTTGGCCTTGTTAAACTCGCGCAGGCGTACAATCTTTTGCGCGACAGGGTGCGTATGATTCGCCAGAAAGTTCTTTGTAAAGGAGGGCGCATTAGATCCTTCTGTCCTGTTGTAAGAAAGACCCAGACTGTCAAACACCTTTGCTACAGATGCAGCAGCCCACGGCTCCACGGCGATGCCGGTCTCTTCCTTTATTTCTTTAAGTAGAGCTGCCTCACGTTTCCTCAGATCTTTCTTGACCAGCTCTGCTTTGTCTAGATCTACCCGCACACCCTTTGTCTTCATGTCAAGCAGCACGGGCAGCAGCCCGGACTCTAACGCAAAGATGCTGGTAACCTCATCTTTATTTATGTCTATACTCAGTCTGTCCCATAGTTTGAGGGTAACAGAAGCGTCCTGCTCCGCGTATCGACCTACGAAACAGGAGTCTAGCTTCCACATCTCGCTCTTTGGATCGACGCCATGCATAGACGCCGCAGACCGCAGCATCTTCTCGTTCTTCCACTCACCAAGATATTCGCCCGCCAGCGAGTTCAGGTTATAGAACCTGCGATTCTCGTTGAGCAGCGGAGCTGCAATCATTGTGTCGATAATTTTACCCTTCACTTCGATACCAGCCCAGCGCATCCAGCCAAGATCGTACATGGCATTGTGCATAACCTTCTCAATGTGAGGCGTGTCCATCTGTTTCTTTAGCCAGTTAACTACCATGCGCTCTGGCATGTTTCCGGACTCATGCCGCACCGGGAAATAACCGACGAAGTCCCCCGCAGCCACAGCGTAACCAATAACGTATCCGTCGTTTCGGCACCATCCTGGACCCAACGTCATCAGGTTTGGGTCGCGAGTCTCTAGGTCAATGGCTATCCTGTCACAGTTGGTGAGATCAGGAAACGTGGACGGGGGTGACCAAGTGTCCCCCTCATCTTCAAACAAATCAGCCTTCATCGTTGATGATCTCCCCGCCCAACGCTGCGTACCCAATGATGTCTACCCATGAATCATCCTTGCTAATGTCCTCTGCCAGTCTTGCCAGCTTCAAGCCCACCATACAGGCCACCACCTCTTCCGGTGTAATTTCGGACGATAATTTACCCCGTAGCAGAATCGTCCATATGTCTGCGATACGCTGGTGGTTCAGCTTTGCAGGACCATATTCCTTGGCCCTCGGACCGTTGATCAGTGACTCTGCTTCCTTGAGGAAGTCTTCTCTCGTTTTCATATCTTGTACCTCGGATTCCCTGATTCAACTATGTGTAAGTTTTTCTTGGCCCTCGTTGCTCCCACATAGAAACAACGGGCTTCGCCATCTTGGTCGAGGCTTTTTTCGCAGGCTGTGTTGGTCTCGGTGAGAAGGATTACATTATCCGACTCCCCACCTTTCGCGGCATGAATCGTCGATAGACGAATCCTCGGCTTGGAGTTCCCCAGAATCTTCTCCCCACTCCGGCGAACTGAGGTGATGTATGTCACCTCCCTGTCCGACACCTTGATCACCTGCGACCAGTGTGTCTCTCGTGTAACGAGTAAGCTGCACTTCTCTATAATGTCGTCGAGAGTGTAGGTTTCTTCGGGGTCTAAATTGTTCAAACGTCGCTTCCCAGCCGGGGTTATAGCTTCCTTCCTCATAAACTTGCCAAATTGTTTTAGTTCCTCGGATGAAAACGTCTCTCCTCTGCATAGCCGTAACCATACCTCCAGTGCTTCTAAAGTGTTAGGGGATACAGACCATCCGTTTTTACCTCGGCCTTCGCGCCAGAACACGAAGCCTTGCTCTTTGAGCATGGTGCCAACTCTGTTGACGATGTTGTTTGTTCTACCAAGAATCAACCACTCACCAGACCGGATGTCTACGTCCAGTATATCATAGTGCCAATTGACTGATCCATCGTGATCATTGGGTGACCAGTGTTTTTCTTGCCGCAAGCTCACTCGTTTTACGATGTTTTGCGCGACGTTATACACTGGTGCGGGAAGCCTGTATGACTTACTCAATACTCTCACGTCATCACAGGACTTCATAAAATCTTGAACGTCAACGCCCATCCAAGAATAGATACACTGGTCATCGTCGCCCGCATAATATGTGCGCTCGGACCTCGGAACTAGAATGTCTTTCACCATGCGCCACTGCAACGGAACCAAGTCCTGTGCCTCATCAACGATCAGCAGATCGAAATGCGGACCCTCCCCGCCTTCAACAAACTGCTCAATCATGTCCACGAAATCCATCTTGCCCTTTGCACTTTTATAAGATGTAAGCGCACCGTCTATAACTCTGAGTTGACGCAACTGAATCCGCCAGTCGTTTAACTGATGATACTGTGTCTCAACACTGACCTGCCTTGCCCTAGCTAGGTTGATAAGATTCAGATACGCATCCCCACCCCTCCCTGCTTTGAACAGTAGCCCGTCGTCCATTGTAAGAGATGCATGAGACGAGAACGGGAGTCCCACCAGAGTAGAAAGCTCAGTGTAGTCAGCGCCCTTCATCACGTCCTGTGATCTAAGGCCGAGGTATTGGAACGCCATAGAATGTAAAGTCCTGAAATGCGTTAGGTACTTTGGGTCGATTCCAAACTTCTGTAATGCTCTTTCTTTTGCTTCCGTTGCAGCCTTCTTACTGAACGAAACAAAACCTATGCGGCTTGGGTTCATGCCGCCCTGCAAGGCATCATCAACAATGTTCAGCAGCGTAGTTGTCTTGCCTGTGCCCGGTGGGCCAAAGATAGTTGTTTCCATTAAAACGGCACCTCCGCTTCTTTAACCTCTACCGACGGCACTTCAACCTGAGAAGTGAACTCCGGCACATGCCAAACTCGTATGTTTTTCCACTCACCTTTTGAGTCCTTAAATTTCTTAAACCCATTAGCCTTACCATCAGGGTTCATCTCTTTCAGACGTTCCTGTATTTGCCCACGACTATAGCTATCGAAGCGGTGGTTCCGCAGATATTTAATTAAAGCCTCAATCCTAAAATATGTGATGCCTTCATCTGTCCACGGCTTACCAAGAGATAGCTCCTCTGGGCTTGCAGCTTGAACTCTACCGACACAGAATTCTTCCAGATAATCAACAAACTGTCCCTTATAGGTCAGTTCCTCTGGCACATCTATCTCGCTCATGTCCTCCATCATCATCGAAACTAGGTCTTGCCAGTCTGCCATCTTCAAAAGTGGTGGCATAATCCTGACCTGTTCCATGCAAGCCTTCTGAAACTTTTGTGGAGTCTGTAGCTCTTCAGTGGTCAACTCGACGCGGCTACCATCAACATCACAGAACCAGACAGGTGGCTCGGACTTAACCACGCACAGCCCTGTGATGTCTGCGCTTGCCCTGTTGCCCCCAACCCCATGCTTCCTTGTCTTGCACAATGATTTGTTGCAGCGAGACTTCAGCGGCTCCTGCTGGCAGGGGTAGCCGTACTCTTTCTTCTCGTGCTGCTGCTGTATGGTGACGATCTCTGACGCAGGCAAAGAAGGCTGCACATACTTTGTGTTGATCTCCTCCAGCCTAGATTTCCAGCTTTCGGGCTGCTCTTTTTTGCAAGCCACACATGCCGCAAACATCACCGTGTTTCTTGTACCCTCTGGCACACCATCAGAGAACATACCCTGTAGGCATGGGGGGTACTCGTTGAACTCATCAATGCTGTTGCCAAGTTTAGTGTTCACAAATTCTTTGGGTGTACACTTGCGCTTCTCAACTAACTCAACAAATTCCTCCAGCGTAGCATCCTGACCATCTTCCTTGACCGCATACCTAGTGGTCTGCTCGTGGTCAAAGTACGGCAGGTTGATGAAGTTACCAACATCTCCACGCTCGACGAGAATCTGCTCTTGCTTGGGAAATATTTCGCACCCACCATACCCAAGAAACGCAGAGATCTCGCCGGCCTTGTCACGAAATTCTCCGGCACTTATCTCTTCGGTAAAGAAAAAGAATATATGCGCACCGCCTGACTTTGATCGGCAAACGATGCACGGTATCTCACTCTCCCGCAGCCTGCGATCTATCGCAGCGAGGTCAAGAGGATACTGGTCAATGTCAAGCGCACCAAACAAGCACTTGTTGTTTTCCTTAATAGGTATAGATCCCACGCCTCGGGCACCGCCGAGATGAGACTTAACGAGATCAAGCGTCAGTGGTTGTCTGACGATACGAGAGTTCGCTTTCTGCTTACCAGCGCGTCTCTCTTCTGATATTTGTGTCTGTCCATGTGCGCCGCTAAAACCATCAAACGCCGCCATGAACTTTTCTTCTAGGTTCATCTCTGCCCCCTCGTGTTAGAAAGAGCAGGGGGTAACCAAATGATGATTTACCAGGGCGAGGTAAGCCCTTGCCGGGATCATTTGGTCTTTATACACGCGGCCCCCTGACCCACGTCGCAACATCCCGGCGATTAGAATGGGATATCGTCTCCATCGTTATCCTGCTTCTTAGTCATCTCATCACTCGTGCCAGCGGAGGTCTGTACCTCACCTGACTTGAACGACTGGAAGAAGGAACGCGCAGCCATGAATGCTGCATCTGGCACCTCGGATGGCTCTACACGGGCGATAGCATAGTTGTACCATGTACCCCTGTCGTTGCTCTCTGAGACCACTGTAAGACGCCACGCAGTGCCCCACATAGGTGGGTTAAACAGGCCATTAGGACCGTCATACTGAACCATACGCATCTGTGTGTTCCAGCGGCGTGAGACTTTGAGCTGGGTCTTCTTCATGTCACAGATAGCTTGCTGTGTAGCACCTGTCTTGGTGTCCACAATCATCACAAGATGCTGGGCTGAACGAACCAACTCATTGCCACTTGGCAGCATCTCCGCATTACCCTCGCGGGTAGTGTTGGCAAGGTCGGGATGGTTGGCAGGGATTTCACCCTGAAAGCCACCACCTGAGTCACGCAAACCAAACTCAAGATACTTGAGAGTGTACCCGCAAGGTATGACCACGACACCCTCGTCTCCATCCCAAGTCTCACCAGTAACGGTGTTGACTAGGTCACCAGCCGACGCGCCCTTGATAAACTTGGGATCGTTCTTCTGGATCTCTGGAGACAGAGCTTGCAGCACCCGCAAGAACGGGATCTGCATATCATCTGCGGTGATGCTATCCATCCCCTCACCAGCGAACTGAGCCATGTCAGCCATGATAGTTGAGGGAAGGTTTTCTTTCTTTTCTACTACTGCTGTATCAGCCATGTCTAGCTCCTTGTGATCTTGGCTTCTGTGCCGACAAATACTCCGAAGGTATCGAAGTCTATTTCCTGACCGCTTTCTATGCGGTTCTTTACCCAAGACTTCAACGTCATAGGATGAACGTGTGTCTTCTGCGCTGGCTCCAACCCTTGGTTGCGCAGGTCATCGACCACGGCACCCGCTTGGTTGTCTTGCCCAGCAGAGAAGGATACTGTCACGTCATTCTTGATGATGTCGGCCTCACCGATAGACCGCAAGAAACCAAAAGCCTCATCGCGTTTGTCCTCGGTAATACGGGCATGAACGAACTGGCGGAGAGTAACCTTGTTACCATCCACGTCAACCCTATCCATGCCCATCTCTTCCATGAGCATAGGGATATCTTCTTCGTTCACTTTTCTTTTCTTGAACTTGAGATCCTTGAGATGCTGTTCTGCATCCTTGATCTCCTGATCGATCTGAATAGATCGACGGATAAGGTTGGAAAGCTCCGAAGCGCCCTCCTTCCCAACTGTGTCAAACTTATCGGCGTTGACTGCCTCTTCTTCAAACAGCGAAAACACATCGCTCATCGCACTCTCCTTTTAGTACAAAGTTTAAGCCCTTCGGCTTTTGGGCCGTCCGGTCAACCTGACCGGACGGAGACGGGGTTATACATATTCCAACGGTGTACTGCAACCCCAAAATGTACACCGTAATCTTGGTTAGGCAGCTTTCTTTTCAGTCGCAGCCTTGACCATATGCGCAACCTGCTTACTGACAGACCTGTCGTTCTTGTCCGCAAGCTCACGCAATGTTCTGTATATATCTATCGACACAGCGATAGACTTCCACTTACTTGTATCCACACCTTTACTCCTATTCCCTGTTCAGCTAACGTATACTATCTTATGTTTTAGCCAGAGGTCAATAACCAAATGAGACCAGCAAAGAAAAACAGTGACGGTAAACGATGCGAGTTGATTGCTGCCAACTGGCTGTTCGCCCAAAACTGTTATGTCTACTCCCCTTTCTTGGAGCAAGGCCCGGTTGACCTGATAGCCATCACCCCCACTAGGAAGGTGCTATTGTTTGACGTGAAAAAAGCTGGACGCCGAAAGAATGGCTCAGTGATCTCACGTCTTTTAGGTGACGAACAAAAGAAGCTAGGTGTCCGCCTGTTATATGTTGACATGGAAACACATGAATGTGCCCTGTACCCATATCAGCTAGAAAGTAGATATCGGAGCAAACAAAGCCAGCACACCTCCGACTATGCCGAACAACGCGCATCTAACCGTCACTTCGGCGGGGGGTTAGTTCCAACCATTTCTTCACTTGTTCACCCAGAGTCTGAGCAGACAGCTCAATCTTTGACTGCAACGTCTTCACAATGTGTTCATCCACCGTGTTCTTTGTCATCAGATCCACATACAGGACAGGGTGATGCTGACCAATACGATGCGCACGATCCTCAGACTGAACACGAGTCTCAAGGTTGAAGTCATTAGCATAGTAGATCACGTTGGTCGCTGCCGTGAGAGTCAAACCAAATCCTGCGGTCTGCGGGTTAGCCACAAAGAACCTTGCGTCCCCGAACTGAAAAGACTTGATCGCTTCCTGCCTTGCATCATCAGTCGTGTCCCCAAAATAACTGACCGTGGAACTCGGACCGTGGGTCTTTTTCAGGGCAGCTTCGATCTTCTTGATGTCGTACCTGAACCTCGACCAAATGATAACCTTGCCATCCATCTCATCGATGCACTCCTCCAGCGCAGCCAGACGCTTGGTAGGAACCTCAACCAGCTCTCCATCGTCTGTCATCACATGCCCACACAGAACCTGCTGCAATCGTAGTAGTTGAGTCATGGCTGCTGGAGCTGTGACCAGCTCTCCATCCTCCAGGATGGCGATAGCCGCAGACTTGATCGATGCATAGTAGTCTAGCTGTTGATCAGTCAGCCCCACCTGTCGAGTGGTATATATCTTCTCAGGTAGGTCTAGGGCTTCTTCCTTTGTCACACGGTAAGAGAACGTGCGCAGCTTATCCGATAGCTCCTCCAGATTTCTGTAGCCCACTACCTGCTGAAATGAATGACTGCCCATGCGCTGTGTGCGAGTGATCGCGTACCGCCCTTGGAATGAGTAGTAAGAGTCATGGCCCAGCAGCTTCTTGTCCATGAATCCACACTGTGCGTACAAGTCTAGCGGCGACTTCGTAACAGGTGACCCTGTAAGTATGCGCTTGTAGGCCGCTGTCGTGCCGAGCCGTACCAGACTTTTAGTCCGCTTGGCTTTGGGATTCTTGATTGTTGTTGACTCGTCAACCGCAAGAAGAAATGTGCTGTCTCCAACGAATGCCTCCATATACTTTGGCAACTTCGCAGTCGCAAACCCCTCCACATTCGCCAGAAATATGCGGAGGACGCCACGCTTCTTAATGGCATCTCGGAGACGCTCTGTTTCTTTTTTGTTGGCACTCGCTTTCCATACATAAATCTCATGCGGAATGCCCTCTGGTAGATGAGTCGGTATCTCGCTAGTCTGCCAATTTCGGTAGACGCCTTTCGGAGCCACGATAACTGCGGTGTCGATCTTTTTGTTTTCATAAAGCCAGACGATGTTATCAAGTAAGACTTTCGATTTGCCACAACCCATCTCCATAAAATAGCCATAGTTCCTAGCATCATGCGACTTAGTCAGTGCAGTGTGCTGGTGGTCATACGGTTTTGTTTTATAGTTGAACTTCATGTCGCTACTCCGAGTCTGTATCACCTAGCATGATGCCAAACCTTGCGGCCTCAAAATACCAGAAGATCTCAGCGGGATCGTGGATGGTCGTGACCATTTGCACAGACCCCTCCTTGTTCTGACCAAGGATGATCAGATCCTTAAAGTGATCCGCTGCCATCTCACAAACCTTTGGCACAGGTTCTTTGGCCTTCTCAACTTTCTTCACGGGGAAACTAAGTACGTTGTCTGTCATCTGTGTTTCTTTCCTGAGAGTTTCTCATGTCAATGTATGTATCCAAACGCTTGCGCGTTTCTTCAGCCTGACGGTACAGACCTGCGGTCATCAGCTCTGTAAGCTCCTCGTCAAGAATTCTAATGATCCGGGTCAACCCTTGAGTATTCTGTTCCATGCATCCTCCACTTTTTTGCGGTCATCCTCGGTGTAATCTTGACACAAAAAGCCATGCTCCATGTCTTCCAGCTTTTCCATCACAATCGCTTCGATAGCTGACACAGCGGAAGACCATGAAAGTTTTTCTTCCTTATCAGCTATCTGCTCCGCTGTCGGAGACAACCATGTTTCATGCATATCCGGCTCCCACTCAGATGGTAACGTATCATCTGATATCTTATCAGATGGTGGTCGGCTGTCAATGATACGCAACTTGCACACCGTACATTGGTTGCCCTCTACTTTGGCATCACACGATGGGCACCGGCCCCTAGCCATGCGCTTCGCAAACAATCCATCTCCCTCAATAATCACATGAACCTCCCTGACAACAATCATCAATCACAACATGGCACCCCACACACTGAGTGTGCCCATGTACTTCCACACGATCTCGGCTCCCGCACCTCGGACAGCGGCCCTCGTAAGACATGTCCTGCTCATGCCCCTTGGCGATGAGTCCATCCCTCTTGTCGGGAATAACATGGTGCCTGCGTATGCCTCGCCAATTTGGGTCTCTCTGCTTCATGTCTCTTTCTCCTCTTTACCCAACACCCAGCACATTCATATGTGCCGTCAGAGTTGTGTACGTCAGATGGTGCTGCGCCACACGACTCGCATGTCGGCCTTTTATCAACATACATTTAATCATACCCCCACCGCTTCGGGGCAGAGTACGCCTCTTCAACATGCCCTGCGCCCCCCAGCGATTGAACAATTTCGGTTGTCTTTTCTACCTCTTCGACTCTTGGATCTTCATCCCGTGCCGGAATGTACTCAGCGTTAAGCCAACGCCGTATGCTCTCTCTTGTGCGGCTCCGCCCCAAGTCATCTTTGTACCACTTACTCGTCACCATCCTGGATACCTATCCTCATGCAGACCATTTCCTCATTGAGCGGCATTTGATCCTCCCAGTGGTACTGAGTCGCCGCCACATGACACTGGGCTATTGTATCATAAAAGCCCAGCGCCTCATGGTTGAGGGTGTTGTGTTCTGTCAATGAGATCACAAGCAACACCCATTTAATCATCGTGTTCCTCCTCCGGCTGCACGTCCTCTTTCAGAACGTAGTCCATCCAAAACGCCCCCTGTTTTTTGGGCGGCGCAAAACCAAACGTAACTTCCATGACGTGGAGCGCAGACTCAAGATTTCTAAGGTCAGAAATCCAAAGATCGTTTGTCTCTACGATTGTATTCTTCATGTCCTTCAGCTCATTACGAGCCTTCAGCAAAGCTATACGCATATCTCTAGTCATTCTCTTACCGTTCATGCCGCTCATACCATGTCTCCTTGTCTGGTTTTATATTTACGCACATTGTTTCCTGACAGTCTGTATTTACGTCGCTGCTTTTTCTGCTGGTCTGTCATCTCAGCACTGCTTTTACGCAGCTTCGCTTCTTCGTCGTCGGCTGTCGGTGCCGCACTGAACGGCACAAACATAGTTTGCAGGGGCTTGTCTTTATCCCGCCCCTCGTGGATCTCAGGATAGATAGCGACGAACACGCCTGCTTTCTCCTTGATTATCTGCACCGACAGGTTTTGGATATCGACCCACGTCTCCTGCCCACGCAACCGATAGGGCTTGTTCTGCAACAAGTTGTCTTCGGTGTAGTAACTGTTGTTATTAGCATTCCTCATTCTTCGCCCTCGTCTAAAACCTGATCAACCAATGACCCCATAGTCCATCCGCATGCCCACGCCAGAGTCTTATCAATCAAACTCCTCTCTGACACGTCAGCCCTTTTCCACAGGTTGTATAGTTTTTCCATCGATCTCGCCCCGTCATCGTCTGTCTGTACGGCCTCATAGAATTTCATGTACAGGCAAGATGTGTCCTCTTCCAGCTTGGCGTCCATTCGTTCCAAACGCTTATCAACTATCGGCATTGTCTTCCTCCATCTCCACGTTCCCATATGCTTTCTTGCCCGCAGACTCCACATGATCTGACCAGTGTTCTAAGGCCTCGTCATATACGTCCAGATTATGCGCACCGTGACGCGCGGCCCACGAATCTCGGCTCATCCACATGGCATCCTCCTGCATGTCCATCAGCCAACCCTTTACCTTACCCATTACTTTTCTCCTTCGTTCTTGGTCCCTCAAAAACATACTGACGATGGAACGCCAGAAAATTTAATGTCCTATCCGATTTGATTGGAACTGTAACATCCGCTTTCAGTCCCATACTCAACAGCAATTCATCACTTACCCCGGACTTTTCGCTTTTCATAAGCTTCCCCTCGTGATCAAACGAAATGTAACCACAATCAAAAAGCTTGTCGGCATTTGGCGACAACAAAAACCCATTGTGTGGATCTGTTTTTTCAGCCCTCAAATCGCACGATGCAAATGGTTTTATGTGACTAGCTATCAAAAACCGTGGGTCTGCAATCAAAGTAAATGGGCACATTGCCTCGCAATCTGTGGCATCAAGTAGCCTGTCCCTGAACAAGGCCCGATCTACAGACTCATCCCGCTTCCGCCTTTCGTCCCTAGATATATTATTCTTAGGCGGTGGAGAATTTTTCTGTGTTGGTTCTAACTTAATCCTAGCCAGATTTTCGGTAAAGTTTACTAACCTACCCAAATTAGTCGGACCATCAAAATATGGTTCAAGTCCATACACACCTAAAAAGTTTAAGGTAATGACTGCCCCTAATGGTGAACACATTGTCGTCATGTTCTTGTCGTCATAGTTAGGGAACGCTAGTCGATAAATCCTTGACTCTTTTTCCGTTGGGTTATTGTGTAAATACCCATTCAAATCCCTAGCCAAAAGCGTTGATGTTGCTCCCCTGTGTATTTTTGTTTTTATTCCCCTCATCCACTCAAAAAGTTGAGTGCGTTTTATACACATACTTCGTACAAAACTTTTGTCGTTTTCAAGATGCAGGACCAAAGGCCATGACACGCCAGCGGTGATGTCCTGTTTCTCTTGTGCCTCCTTTACATCGTATGGAAACGGGTCACCAGCACCATACAGGATCACCTTGTTACGATCCTCTGATGTCGGGGCTACATCTCTATATTCAATCCCATTGCCCCTCTCCGGGGCAGCAGGCTGTCTGTTGCGGCGAACCTCGACCTGAACAGTCCTGCGACCAGCACCGAGCGATGGCGCACCACGGAGTTGACAAGCATCGATACTGCCTAGCTTCAGCCTACCGCCCGCTAGGCTCAGTTTTTTCTCTGCCATATTGCTTTCCTTCCTCTAGTGTATTCATTGATCGGAATGGCAAATGCATCCGGCTCTTGGTCCGGCTCCATGCCGCTGTCAATCTGGTTGCGGCGGAGATCGTCGAAAGTGTAATCGATCTCCGCCTGTGCATCTGCCTCAGTCTCATACACTTCAACATCGCCAGACTGTTCGCCCCACGCCTGCCACCCCTCACACAGGGTGTCGGTTACAATTACCCAGCCCATCACGCATTCACCTCAAGATACCTATATTTTTCTTTCATCTCAGTGTGTGTAAGCGTGTCTTTCAAAACCCAACGCACACCGCCGGACCCTTCTTGCAAATGGTAATCGTCGTCATAGCGGCTTTCCCAAATCTCAATCCACAGATCTTGGCTGTTATGTTTTGAGATCACATAATAAAAGTCGCAAAGATGATTGGCCCCCAACATCTCATCACGATCATTGAAATTAGCGTTGACCAGACGAACACCACCGCCCCTCCGATCCTTGTTCGCCGCAACAAATGATGCTGCAAACTCGTCAGCCTCAAACCGTGGCAACTCCCATGCGAATTCTTTGGCTTTCTCAATGAAATCCACCGCACCCTGCGGGTAGTTGTCATAATGCTTGTAGACGTAGGCCTCTTCATGCTCGTCTTCAAAAATATAAATCGCTCTAGTTCCCATTAGTCTGTCCTCATCTGATAACGTATCGTTGCATAAACAGAGTCCATAGGCTCTGCCACCTGCGTGAAACTATATGTCCCCGTCTGTTGAATGATGGTGACCGTGCGCTCACGGTCACCCCTCTTCTTTGTCTGCTCAAACATCTTGAACTCTGTTCCAATCAACAACACAGGCTGGTCAAGAGAAGGATCAAGAGAGTCATCAACCATAGTTAATTCCAAAACAATCATTACACCGTCTCCACTTGCTCAATGTTGTCACAATAGTTTTTCTCCAGATGCCGACACACGCCCAACCAAGTGGTCGCAGTATCAGGACCAATGTCAGCAGCAATCCCATCCATGCCCTCGTCCTCACAGACCAAAGCATAATTCGCAAAGGGATCGACCTTGCCATAGCAAAGGGTCTCACCCCCATCCTTGCGCTTGTAAATATAGTCAGCCATTAGTAACAACCCTCCCCATTAAACACTGGCTTACGCTTGCCAAAATCAATGAACACACCACGATCACTCAACTCCTCAAGATACTTGGTCGCATAGACCATGTTCCAATGACCCTTGGTGTGACCCAAAGAAGTCATGCTCGTGTGCATGGCATTCGCGTACCACACCTGAAGCTGCTCATCACTCGCCTCTGCGATCTTTGTCTTTAACCATTGCATCGTCGCTCTACCTCCTTGCAACTCGGACCTCGGTGGTTTATTCTGGGTCCATCCCATGTGGTTACATATAGTCTTTAATGGAGAGTCACATATAATCCCATACAATGCAAACACTTTTTTCACGTTGTTTACTTTCCTATAGTGTTTTCTCACGGATAAAGTTTTTTTTTATTTTTTTTTCAAATTAGGCGTGACAAGCGTGACAAGCGTGACAAGCGTTGTTTTCATTGGGTTATTCTCGGCACACTTTGGCACGTTTGGCACACTTCATAGGCCTCGGAGTCCGCCGCGCGTTGCTTTTTTGATTTTATTTGGGTTACCCGTGGAAAAACACTATAGGAGAATTTGACTTGGCAAAGGTTGGAAGACCAGCAGGATTGACACAACGTCAGCGAGAGTTTGCAAAGCATTATGTCGAGGGGCGCAACAGCAATGCTGGCTGCGCTAGGTTGGCTGGGTACGCGACTGACTCGGCAGCGCAGCATGCCGCAAAACTTCTTGACGGAAAATCTTATCCGGCTGTTGTGGAGCTGATCAAAGAACTTCGGGAAGACAGACAGAAAAGATATGGTGTGACATTGGTCGGTCAGTTGAAACGCCTAGACGAACTGTCGAGGGGCGCGGAGGAAGAGGGACAATTCTCTGCCGCCATTAACGCAGAGAAGATTCGATCTGCACTTGGTGGGCTGACGATTGATAGACGTGAGCAGCAGCACATTCACCAGCTTGATAAGCTGTCGCGTGAAGAGATTGTCTCTCGACTTGCTGACCTGCGTAAGCAGCACCCACATGCCTTCGATGACATGAAGAGGATTGAAGATGCCAAAGACAGAGAAATCACTGTGGACTTCATTGAAACAAAAACTCCCGAAAAAGTCTCATTATCAGAGGATTGAGAACCGTGTCGGGGAGGGCATGCCCGACACATATTTGTGCATGGACGGGGTTCCAATCTGGCTTGAATTAAAAATAATTAAAAACAGCCGCGTTAGGCTGTCAAAGTCCCAGATCGCGTGGCATTTGGGGCATACGCGCTGTAATGGCGTAAGTTTTTTCTTGCTCCACTGCCCCTCTAAGGGCGATGCACTTTTGTTTGACGGGGGTTTAGCGCCCGAGTTGCAAGGTTCACGGATCGATGTCCTGCGCCCTGCGGCCCTATATGATGGTCCGTTGTCGGGGTTGCCCTGCGCCCTGCGGGCCAAGGCTGTAGATGCGTGGTCCTGCGTCCTGCGTCCTGCGTCCCCGTGATATAAAAACAGGACGCAAAGCCCTGCGGCCCTGCGTCCTGCGTGTCATATGTCATGGAGAAAGACATAAGAAAAAGTACCACGGTCCGAGGACCGTGGCAATGGTGTCAGTGTTGTTTGTATGTGACATTGGAGACCGAGCGATCCCAACATGCTCGGCATGGCCCGCATTTTCCATCCTGTGTGGGGGCCGGGCATAGGTGCCCGGTGATCTTGCCCGCGCTGCCGGCGACTGTGCTGGTGTTCTGCCATGCTTTGGGGGCTGGTCCGTCTATCATATGCGCAGACATGCGAAGTGTGACATTGTCCGGCAGGTTGCGAACCCGCAGCACGTCCGCCCATATCTTATATTCGCGGCTTGGGATCCAATGCTTTTTGTTCGGTGTTGCTTCGCAAACATCTAGAATATTGTGACCCATGCGCGAATCTTCGACATCGCCAGAATCGAACCATCTGAATTCTGGTGTCCGTAGTCGATTAAGAACCGCGACCATGCGCGGGACAAAATCAATGGCATGGAAAAAATCCTCCCTGCGTACCATCGCGGCCCGCACGTTGGGCATGTTGTACATGCCCTTTAATGCATAGCATTTTTCGCATGTAGATCCTTTGACTAGGCGAAGCTTCGCGCCCACGTTGCACAACCTGGCATCGCGCGAGATGCTATGCCCTGGCATTTTACTCACATTAGATAAGAGTTTTTTGTCGTCCATTTATTCCTCCATTTATGACCCGTTTATTATATAGGAAAATCCCATATATGCAAGCCCTGCGTCCTGCGTCCTGCGCCCCTGTGTGATATGGGGCAGGCACAAAAAATCAGGACCGGCGCAAGCCGGTCCTGATTGCTCCTAATCGCCCCGGCCCACCCCGGCCTCCGGCTCTAGATCCTCATCGTGCCAATAGTCGGAGTCCGAAAACACATCAGCGCGATAGCGCCTCCGGTTATCGGCCTCGACCTCGGAGGCGCACATGTGGCACATGCGCCCGCCGAGCATGTAGCCCCGTGCGTCGTACTCGTACCATGTGTATTCCTTACGACCATCGGAATCCCGATGGTCGCATGTGTTACGTCCGTCCTTAAAATAGGTCATCAGCTTCCCTCCGGGCGGACGATGACCTCAAGCGCGTATTCAACGCTCTGTAGGTCGGAGATCGCGGTCTCAATTTCCTCCATCAGATCCTCGGAGTGAACTCGATGATCCAAAGGAAGATCCTCCAACATAGAAATGGCCTCAGAAACGCGGGCATTAGCCGCGTCTATACGATCAATAATGTTTTCTGATTTAGTCAATATAACCTCCATAGTTATGACTCTTAGATCCTAGCATATTATCCCATATGTACAAAGGAAAAGCAGCGCAGCGCGTACGGTATAATAATACCGTATGGCCCTGCGGCCTGCGCCCTGCGTCCCTATATATCGGGCGCAGGCCCGCAAAGAAAAGACCCCCAGACCGAAGTCTGGGGGCAAGTCATGGGAGGTTCGCACGGTACTTTCCGCCCCGTGCGGCGGGTTCGATCACCCGTAGTGTTCACGCCACTCGTCGGTGGCTGCTGCTAGGCGTCCGTGCTGCTTCACGTCCGCTGCGTAGGTGTCACCCAGCTCGCCCTCCGGGCAAAGCGGAGACGTGACAAAAGTGAACCAGCGAGCGTATTGATCCCCGGCCTCCTTGTCGGGCCGCTTATAGGTCTTCAACACTGCCCACGTCCAGCCATGACTGGATCTATACACTGCGTAGGGCTTTTGCTTGGTGGCTGATTTACCAAAAGGATTAGTCTTTCTTGCGGTCATAATCTTTCTCCTTTTCCTATGACATAATAAAAGCCTACACCATCAAGGACGGTGTAGGCAAGTTTTTTATCGCTGTTAAATTGAGAAGCGCTTGTTCCGCTTGCCAGTCTTCTCGCTCTTCACGTCCAGCTCATGGACCTTGCGCATCTCCCAGATCAGCGAGTGGACGCTGCTTTTCTTGAGGCCTAGAAAGGTCGAGAGCTGCGGGACCGTAAACTTGCCCCCGCTGGTTAACAGCTCTTTGCAGCGGGCCACCGTGTCCTTTGCAAACATGGCTCTGGGCTTGGCGGGCCGGCGGTCTGTGGTCCGGACCTCAATGTTATCCCCGTCAATCTCTATGCGGTTAAGCTCGCGCTTGCCATTCCCGTCTAGGTGCCAGACCCAAAGATCATATCCGTAGGTTGTCCGCTCCAGCTCAACAGTCTGAACCTTGTCGAAAGTAGTTAATACTGTCTTGATCATTGTTATATTCTCCATGACTAAGTTTACCGTTTCGGCCTTTTGGCCTCATCAGCGGCAGCACACACTGCCGGACGGTGGGGGCCGAAGCCCCCGGTCCTCATTCCTTGAGGACCACGTTGTTCTCGTCGAGAACCTCGATCCAGACCTTTGCCCCGCAGGACAGCGGCTTGTCGGGGCTGTAGACCAGCCGGCAGCGGCCCTCAATCTCGACCTCGCTGGCGTATCGATTAGACTTGCCCGCCTTGACGGTGAAGACCGGGTTGCGGTCTCCACTCTTGGCGTTGGCGCGGATCACGTGCTGATTAACGTGAATGCGAGTGAGCTTGCCCATTAACCGGACACCACGGTCTTGCCAGACCGGAACTCATACGGTCCATCTAGCTTGGCGCGGCGGGGCTTGCCCAGACCGAAGTCAATGAAAGTGACCGTGTCGGGGTGATCATTGAGGCGATCATCCTCGACGAGCTGCCCCCATGCTTTCCGGGTCGTGCCGTCGGCCTTGGTGAAAGTGGCTGTAAAAATCCGGCCAGCCAACCGGGTCTTGAGTGTTTCGCGCTTTGACATATGAACCTCCTATGTCGCTGTTGTGAGGGTTGCCTCCCTCTTGAAAACCATAAGATCACATGGGATTGCATGGGTCAACCCATTATCTTTGCGAACGTCTCGCAACTATGCAAATTGGAATCATTCTAAACTGCGCGGGGCGGGGTTACTTGGGGGCTTTGCCAGCCAGTTTTGGATCCGCGCGGGGGGCACCCCCTTTTTTCGGCGGGGGGTGTTGACGCCACATGCCATGCCATGCTGGGTTGATAAATTCATTGCGTTATAATATCGTTCCGGCATGAGCATAGGATTAGATACAGTCCCAGAGGACGACCTCCGAGAAATGCTGCTGCTAGAACAGCAGCTAAAGCTCCTGGAGACCCGAGAATCAGCGCAAGATAACTTCATGGACTACGTCCAGCATGTGTATGATGGGTTCATCGTGGGCCGACATCATAAAATCATTGCAGAAAAGTTAGAGCGCATAGCTTCGGGTGACTTGAAGCGATTGATTGTGAACATGCCTCCTCGTCACAGTAAGTCTGAGTTTGCGTCCTATCTCATGCCTTCGTGGTTCTTGGGCCGAAATCCGAAGTTGAAAATCATTCAGGCTACCATGAACACTGAACTTGCTGTAAGATTCGGCAGGAAAGTCCGAGATCTGATCGCTGACCCCAAGTATGCGGAGATCTTTCCAAACACGGACTTGAAACAGGATTCCCAAGCGGCAGGTCGGTGGGAGACCAGCGCGGGGGGCGAGTATTTTGCTGCTGGGGTGGGCGCAGCAATGACTGGTCGTGGTGGTGACTTGGTGATTATTGACGATCCGCACTCGGAGCAGGATGCGTTATCCCCCACTGCGTATGACAGAACCTATGAGTGGTACACCTCGGGTCCGAGACAGCGTCTTCAGCCGGGTGGTTCCATTATCATTGTGCAAACACGGTGGTCAAAGAAGGATTTGACGGGCCGGTTACTGCAAGCACAGGGTAACGACATCATGTCTGATCAGTGGGAGGTGGTAGAGTTTCCTGCCATTATGCCTTCTGACGAGCCTCTTTGGCCTGAATTTTGGAAAAAAGATGAGCTATTAAAGGTAAAAGCTTCGCTTTCGCCTGGAAAGTGGAACGCTCAGTGGCAGCAGAATCCCGTCTCTGAAGAGACGGCGATGATCAAGCGGGAGTGGTGGCAACCGTGGGAAGAGGAGGATATACCTGCTCTACAGTATGTCATTCAGTCTTATGATACTGCGTACAGCAAGAAGGAGACGGCTGACTACACTGCCATCACGACGTGGGGCGTGTTTGAGCCGCATGATAACGGCGAGCAGCATTTGATTATGCTTGACGCGAAGAAGGGGCGGTGGAACTTCCCAGAGCTGAAGCAGATTGCTACAGAGGAGAATGAGTATTGGGAGCCGGACATGATGTTGATTGAGGCCAAGGCATCAGGTACTCCGCTCGCGGACGAGATGCGCTTGATCAATCTGCCGGTTACTACGTTTTCTCCGGGCCGGAAAAAGGGCGGTGGGGGTGTTGATAAGACAACTCGCATGCATATGGCTTCTCCTATATTTGAATCTGGTAAAGTGTGGTATCCTTCTGGTAGGAGATTTGCTGAAGAAGTGATTGAAGAGGTAGCTTCGTTTCCTAACGGAGATCACGATGACTTCTGTGACAGCATGACAATGGCTCTGATGCGTTTTAGGCAGGGCGGGTTTATTAGTCTGCATGGTGAAGAGCTTGATGACTGGTTGCCGTCCAAGACAAGAGAGTATTACTGATGGCTCAAGGTGACCGTCCCGGCAAGAAGCCCTTCGACCCAGAGCGGGCTGACCAGATAAAATCTGACATAGTGCGTGGTGCGAAGTACGCGCCTTTTGATTTGATTGGTGCCCCTGTTGATATCGTCAACATGGCTATGGGTGCGGTTGGTATACCTGTTTCTGACAAGCCGGTGATGGGATCAGAGTACCTGATAGATAAGTACGCGGACCTCGGAGAGGCTATCGGGGTAACTTATGATCGTCCTACAGGTAGCACGGAAGAGACGATTGGTCGTGTTGTTGGTGGCTTGGGCATGGAAGGCAGCTTAGTGGGCATTGCTTCTCAATTTGCAAAAGCCGCTCGTGTGAAAAAAGGTCAGGGGTCCGAGCTTCAAGGTACGAGTGACGCGCAGCTAAAAGCTCCGCCCTCGGACGTTGAGGTATTGAACGCCCGTTCTCGGAAGGTTGAGGTAGAAGTTGAGGACATGGTTTCCGACTACAACCTTGAGGATTATGGTTTAGGTGGTCCTACTGATTTTGCGGAAGATGTTGTGTTGGAGTACCAGGGGTTACTGGATGAAGGTTTACCTCAGAGTGAGGCATTAACGAGTGCTTTGGTTCAAAGTGCAAATAGGGTGAACGAGGCTGTTGGCGACACGCTTATAAGTGCTGATGATTTGTTGAAGGACATTGCGCGTCGGAACCCGGACCGTGAAGCTTTTACTGGGTTGGATGATCTTGTAGCTCGGCGCGTGGAGGGTAGCAAGTCTCGTCGAGAGATGGAGTTGAAGGCGGAGCGGGCGAGGTATGAGGCGTCTCCTGAAGCAGCGGAGGTAAGGGCGAGGACTGCTGCTTTGGAACAGGCTGCGGGGGTAACTCCGGATATGGACGCTGCTGCTAGGGCGGATGCGATGCGTATGTTTGCAGAGGGCCAGCAGCGGGACGCTGTGGGTGTTGGGTTACCTAAAAAACCGGCAAAGCCTGACCTGAAGTTAGTAAAGAAGGCTCGGGGTGGTATCGCCGACGTGTTTCGATTATACTCTTGACCGGAGGATTTTTTGATGCCTACGAAAAAAATTGACATTACCACTGCCAGCTATGAAGAGTTGACGCAGTTGATAAATCAGCTCAAGAAGGAGCGAGAGCGGGAAGCTCTTGCTGAATCCAAAAAGGCTCCAGTAAAGAAAGCAGCCGGCGGCATGATTAAGGGCTTTAGCCCGATTGCTCGTCCACAGAGATTTAAGGGGATATTCTAGTGGCTGACAACAAGAAAAGATCACCTAAGGTAGAAAAACATCAAAAATCAAAGTTTGGAACAAAATTCAAAAAAGATGTTCCTAGCAGGAAACAAACGACTTTGGGTGGTGTAACTCCTCCCAAGCGTCTGAGGGATGCTATTGATGAGGAGTTATACGCTAATCAACTAACTCAAATGGGTGGTAAATTTGGCGCTCAAGTCGATCCACAGCCCTCCATGAAGAAAAAAATTAAGGTTGCGTTGAAGGGTCCGCTTGGAGCTTTGAAAGATGATGTAGCACCAGAACTCTTGGAGCGTGTTAGAAAAGAAGATAAAAAGCGCAAGAAGAAAGCTTTTGGCGGAGCAGTGATGAAAGCCCGTGGTGGCACATTCAAGGGGATATTCTAATGAGCAATCAACAGAACGAAGCCATTCTTGAGGATCTTTTCGACGAAGGGATGGACATGGGTTTGACCACTGAGCAGGCTGCTAAGTACGCCCGTGAGAGGTTTGAAGATTTACCAGAGCCTGACTACAAGCGTAATGGCGGCATGTCGAAAGCTGTTATGAAAAAGCGCGGTGGCACATTCAAAGGAATATTTTAATGGCACTACCTCCTCAGATGGTTGAATCGGCTATGGGTGCTGGCGGTCCGTCAGAAGTCATGCCTCAAGAGATGCAAGTCGAGCTTCCTATGGAGGAGGGTCTGCCTGATGGCATAGAGCTTGCGGGCATGGAAGAGATGGTCGAGGTCCAAGCTGAGATGTACGACCACAACGCCAATCTGGCGGAGGTCTTAGATGATTCGGTCCTTGGTTCGTTGTCCTCTGACTTGCGTGACAGGGTTGAGAGCGACAAAGAATCTCGTGAGGATTGGGAAGAAGCTATCTCCAAGGGTCTACGACTTCTTGGTGTAAACTACGAGGAGCGCACTGCACCATTCTTGGGTGCTAGTGGCGTTCACCATCCGCTGCTCAGTGAGGCTGTTACGCAGTTTCAGGCGCAGGCTTACAAAGAAATGCTGCCGGCAGGTGGTCCTGTAAAGGGGCAAGTTGTTGGCACACCTACACCGCAGACTGAAGATCAGGCGCAGCGTGTAAGTGACTTTATGAATTATCAGCTTACAGAGGTTATGGACGAGTACGATCCTGATACGGATCAGATGCTCTTTTATTTACCGCTGACAGGTTCCACATTTAAGAAGACATACTTCGATCCCGCCAAACAGCGGGCTGTGTCTAAGTTCGTACCAGCGGAAGATCTGATTGTCCCGTATGCTGCCAGTGATTTGAACACGGCAGAGCGGGTAACTCATGTAGTACGCATGACGGAGAACGAACTTCGCAAGATGCAGGTCTCAGGTGTTTACCGGGACATTGAGTTGCAGGGAGAAGATGAAGATGATCCAGGACCAATTAAAGAGACTGAGAACGAGCTTCAAGGGGTTCGCCCAACGTATGGGGACGATGTGTTCACATTGTTGGAGTGTCACACAGAACTTGACCTTGACGGTTTTGAAGACGTTGATGCAGAAGGTGAACCCACGGGAGTTAAGCTTCCTTATATCGTCACACTGGATGAGGGGTCAGGCAAGATTCTTTCAGTGGTTAGAAACTTCCGGGAGACAGATCCACTCCGCCGCAAGAGACAATACTTCGTGCATTATAAGTTTTTGCCTGGGTTCGGCTTTTACGGCTTTGGTCTTCTTCATACTATAGGAGGTCTCTCTCGTGCAGCGACATCAATCCTCAGACAACTTATCGATGCTGGAACGCTTTCCAATCTTCCAGCGGGTTTCAAGGCTCGTGGTGTCCGTATCCGTAACGACGATGAGCCGCTTGCTCCTGGCGAGTTTCGTGACATTGATGCTCCCGGTGGCGATCTTCGCAACGCTCTTATGCCCCTCCCTTATAAGGAGCCTTCTGGCACACTTGCTCAACTCCTCGGGGTTATTGTTGATTCCGGCAGAAGATTTGCACAAGTTGCAGATGCAAAAATCGCAGATGTCAATTCTCAAGCGCCAGTGGGAACAACGGTTGCACTGATTGAGCAAGGCTCAAAGATTATCTCCAGTATCCACAAGCGGCTGCATTATGGGCAGAAGCAGGAGTTCCGGCTGCTGGCAGAGATCTTCGCAGATAACCCAATGCCGTACCCATACTTTGTGGGTGTGAATGTGCCGCCTGAGATCATGGCACAGGACTTTGACGGACGTGTGGATATTCTGCCTGTCAGTGATCCGTCCATCTTCTCTATGTCTCAGCGCCTGTCTTTGGCGCAGACACAGTTGCAGTTGGCGCAAGCTGCTCCGCAGATGCATAACATGTACGAGGCATATCGTCGGATGTATGATGCGCTGGATGTTAAGAACATTGATAGCATCCTGCCGGCACCACAGCCGCCACAACCTATTGATCCGGCAACCGAGAACGCAAATGCTGTAAAGGGCAAGCCAACACAGGCATTCCCACAGCAGGACCACGAGTCGCACATTGCGGCGCATGCCATGTTCTTGTCCTCACCAGTGGCTACAGCAAATCCACAAGGCTTCTTGCTGTTGCAGGCTCACGTCCAAGAGCATGTGTCCTTCTTGGCGAGAGATCAGGTTGCAGCGTTCTTTACCAACGCGCAGCAGCAAGCACAGCAGGCTGGAGAGCCAGTGCCTACGATTGACCCAGCAGTGATTGAGTCAGCCGTTGCACAGCAGGTTGGTGAGATTATGAAAGAGATCATGCCAATGATTCAGCCAGCCCAGCAGCAAGATCCGCTGGTCGGGATTCGCCAGCAGGAGTTGCAGAACGATACGATGGAAATCCAGCGTAAAATGCAGAACGACGCTATGGACTTTCAGATCGATCAGGCCAAGATGCAGCAGGCATTCAATCTTGCCCAGCAGCGTATGCAGCTTCAGGAAGAGATTGCTGGCGACAGAAACGATGTCAACATATACCGCATTAACACACAGGCGGCACTGTCAGGAAGAAAATGATACAGGCGTTCATAGGTCCAATAGCGAACCTTGCCGGTACATGGCTCAACGGCAAGGTAGAAGAGAAGAAGGCTGAGTCCGCAACTAAGGTTGCCAAGGCGCAGGCTGAAGCTGTGGTCATGCAGAAAAAAGCCACTGGGGAGATTGACTGGGATCTTGAGATGGCAAAGGGTAGTCAGTCTTCGTGGAAAGACGAATGGCTTACTATTTTGTTTTCGATCCCGCTTATTTTAGCCTTCATTCCGGGCATGGAGGAAGTAGTTGCAAACGGATTCGCACAACTCAATGCGATGCCTGAATGGTATCAATATTCCTTGGGAGTTATCGTTGCCGCTTCTTTTGGAGTTCGTAGCGCGACTAAATTCTTCGGGAAGAAATAATGGCGAAATGGGGCTTACACGAGCGGACGACAGAAGAGCAAGCGAGGATTAATCGTGGCAGACGTGACAATGGAAAGGTTTCTCAAGTGGAAGATATTACCCCGCTTGATGATGATTATGATGTCAATATCGGCTTGGCGGGTAGTGGAGTGGTTTATGACATTGCCAGACCCTACACCAGCGCAGGCAGGCTTAGTTAGTGTAGTGACAGGAGCCATGACCGGCGCATTTGCTGTGTGGTTGGGCCACGAAAAGGAAAAAGGCAATGGCTAGACCTAGAGCAGCACAGTTTGGCAGAGACATTGGTGTCTCGACGGCAGGAGCAAAAAAGCTTATAAATGAAGGACGGCGTCGTAACGACGGCGGCTCACAAGTTTTGGAGAGACACATGTCAGAAATGAAAGAAAAAGTAACCCCGCCCCGTCCGCTACCTCCAGAGGCTAGGGCGCGTAGAGAAAACTCTAAGATGTACAAGAAGAAGGGCCGTCCTAATCCTGGTGATCGGAACGAGAGAAAGAATCCTGGTCAGACAGATGTAGAGACTCGTGAGGCTGCTATGGGTACATATGTAGAAGCCGGAGACGGTAAGTACATGTCTTGTCGTGGTATGGGCGCAGCCATTAAAGGCGGCAAGTTTTCGGGAACAAGGTAATGCCTAGAGGTTTTGGTGGAGAAACTGCTGCTCAAGAAGCTAGGGGTCCAGGTGGAGGTGCGGCTTCTCCTGAGAGAGAACGTCAGGTAACAGAAGCACGTCAGCAAGCAGGATACGCGCAGGCCCAAAGAGACAAGGGCAGGGACAATGTCCAGGACTTTATGCTTGCCACAGGAAGAACCGAAACAAATCCATACGGAAACGAAGGGTTTTTTAGCCGAGTTTTCGGTATTGACCCAAAGAATATAAGCTATGCGAACAATATCCCCGGTGGGTCAGCCGGAATTGCAAACTTGAACCGTCTGGCCTATGACAGGTTTACGAACCCATATGCATCTGTAAATGTATTGGGCCGTCGTGTTGGCGGCGATGCAGCCACTGGACAGCTCCGCGAAGGTCTATCTGCGGGGGACATGACCAGCCGTGGTATGGTAGCTGCGCAGCGCAGACCCATGTCTGGGCAGGAAATGGCAGGCCGAGGCATATTTAGTATACTCGCTGCGGGGACACCTGTTGGATTACTTACTGGTGCGCTGAGAAAAGATCCATTGGCAATCCAAGGCACAGAGTTTTACGACTCCACACTTGATCCAGCCAGTGAAGATTTCACAGGATCAAGCGGGATGTTTAGTAATATGTTGAAGCCACTTACAGGTGGTATTACATATGGTGATGTAGAGCCGAAGATAAGCCCAATGGTAGAGGGCGCAAAACAGTTTTTCCAAGCGGGGCTAAAAAGATGAAAATAGAAATAAAACTTATCCCTGACGGTCTGGATCTGGCTAAAGAAATTCAAGACGGAACTCCTGTGGATCAAATGCAGGGAGAGTGCCCTGCTGCGACACAAGATTTAGACTTAAATCTTGAGAACAGGCAAAAGGCGATTGATGAGTATGGGTATGGTCCTCTGAATCCAAACCTTGATGATACAGGTAAGAACGATAGCTTCTGGCAGAAAATAGCGAACACATTTAATACAGAAATAGAGGCTGCAAAAGACAGCCGATGCGGTAATTGTGCGGCCTTTAACCTAACGTCAAAAATAAAAGATTGCATTGCTGAAGGCATTGGTATGGATGGTGGTGCAGATCCATATGCATCTGTGGATGCGGGTGACATAGGGTACTGTCAGTTTATAAAGTTCAAATGTGCGTCCATGCGTGTGTGTAATGCTTGGGTTTCTGGTGGTCCAATAACTGATATGAACATGAAGGACAACCACGAGCCTTGCGGCTGTTCGTAAAAGACTGCTATAGAAGGGGCAAATGGACGTAATACAATTTTTATCAAGGTATCGTAAAGCCTTGCAAACTCGTGTGGACGATATTAGCATTTCCGTGACAAGCGGCAGTGCATCCGATATCGGACAATACCGCGCAATGGTTGGTGAGATTCAGGGACTCACCTACGCATTAGATGAACTCCAAACCCTGCTAAAAAAGGTAAACTATGACGAAGACTCTATTCGTTCCTGACCACATAATACGGCAACAGCAAGCCAAAAAAGAAGCTGAACAACTAGCAAAAAATAAACCTATCACAGAACGTGTGCCGCAACCCACAGGCTGGCGCATTCTTGTTATGCCGTATGCAGGTAAAGACAAGACTGAAGGTGGTGTTTATGTGCCGGATCAAGCCAAAGACCGAGAAGCACGGGGCACAATGGTAGCCTATGTGGTTAAGGTCGGGCCGCTTGCCTACAAAGATCAAGACAAATTTGGTCCTGATTCCGAGCCTTGGTGCAAGGAAGGTGATTGGATTTGTATTGGTCGCTACGCTGGATCTCGTTTTAATATTGAAGGCGGCGAGGTTCGTATTATCAATGACGATGAGGTCATTGCAACTATTGTCGATCCAGACGACATAAAGACATACGGAGCTTAGTATGCAAAACAATCTTGCTGAGAAAGAAGAAGAACTAGAAGTCGTAGAGGCTGAACAGGAAGAGGAGCAGCAAGAGGCTGCTCCAGCAGAGGAAACCGCAGAGCAGGAAACCGCAGCTTCTGAAGATGATGAGCTTGAGCAGTATTCTGATTCTGTCCAGCGTAGAATTAGTAAACTTACCAACCGCTTTCGGGAAGAAGAGAGACAGCGACAAGCTGCTTTGGAGTACGCCGAGGCTGTAAAAAAGCAGAACGACGAACTCAAGTCACGACTTGATAAGCTTGATCAGTCGTATGTTGGTGAGTTTGGCAGCAGACTGGAGTCCGAGGTCACGACAGCCAAGGAATCATACCGCAAAGCCTATGAAGACGGTGACGCGGATGCCATGTTTGAGGCCCAGCAAAAGATTAGTCAACTTGCCCTAGAACAGGCTAGGTATGCAGAAGCAAAGCGGCGTAATGAAGAGAGGGCTGAACAGCCGGCGCAAGAAGTCGCGCAGCAGCCTGCACCGCAGCAGCAAGCCCAGCCAGATCCAAAAGCGGAGTCTTGGGCAAAAAACAACGAATGGTTCGGTACTGATCAAACAATGACCTATGCTGCTTTTGGCATACATAGGCAATTAATTGAGGATGAAGGATTTGACCCAACCTCAGATGAGTATTATACTGAGCTTGACAAACGAGTTCGCGTTGAGTTTCCACACAAGTTCAAGGAGACAAAACGTGACTCTGGACCCAGAGTCGCTTCTGCTGAGTCCACGGCGTCAAAGTCGTCGTCACCAAAGGGGCGCAGAACAGTCAAACTGTCTCCTTCGCAGATTGCCATTGCGAAACGACTGAATGTTCCGCTTGAAGAATATGCAAAGTATGTAAAGGAGTAGAAAATGGCTGAAAGAACTACACGCGAATCAAAGAGTCGCGCAAACACCCAACGGCGCAAGCCTTGGGCACCACCTTCAAAGCTGGAAGCACCAGAACCACCAGCAGGGTACAAGCATCGTTGGATCAGAACTGCCATTCGTGGTGAGGATGATAAAACAAATGTACACTCAAAGATGCGTGAGGGATGGGAACCAGTTCGTGCAGATGAATATCCTGACGAAATGGATCGTTATCCAGTGCTTGAAGAGGGTAAGAATGCAGGAATTATTGGTGTCGGCGGACTAATGCTGTGCCGTATTCCTGAAGAAACGGTAGAGGAAAGAACTGAATATTTTCGGGAGCAGACCCGCAACCAAATCAAGGCCGTTGATGAGAACCTAATGAGGGAACAACATCCCTCTATGCCCATCCATAATGATAGGCAAAGTCGTGTATCTTTTGGTGGTAAGTAACCACCTAACTTAGAGAGAAAGGTAGCATTATGGCAAACGTCAATGTTGCATTCGGCATGAAGCCGATTAATAACGCAGGTAGCACACCAGCTACAGGCGGTACTAATGCATACTTGATCGCCAGTGATGCGTCGGCAATCTATCAGGGTTCTGCGGTAAAAGCTGTTAATGGCGGTTCAATCGCCATTGGTTCTGCTTCCGGGGACACTGTAGCATTTGTTGGCGTTTTTGCTGGTTGTGAGTATGTATCTTCGTCAACAGGGAAAAAAGTCTTTTCAAATTTCTGGCCTGGTTCAGGGGCGGACACAAACTTCGATATTATCGGATTTGTGTACGACAACCCGCTCCAGCGTTTTGTAATTTGTACAGACGCTTCTTTCACGGATCAGGCAACCGCTGAAGCAGCTATTTTTGAAAGCACAATGTTCAATAGCGGCGCAGGCGGAAGCACAACAACAGGTATTTCCAACGCACAGTTGGATGTAGCTACGTTGGATTCATCCAATACCTCACTTCCTCTGAAGATTGTAGGTATTCAGGATGATGCAGACAACGAAGACTACGCTGCTGCTGGTCTGCCTGTGATTGTGATGTTCAACAACCACGCACTGCTTCAGGCCGATTCTGAAGCGGCAATTTCATAGGGAGGCTAGACAATGGCTATTTCTCGCGCACAACTCGCCAAAGAACTAGAACCAGGCCTCAACGCCCTCTTTGGTATGGAATACAACCGCTACGAAGGTCAGCATGCTGAGATCTTTGACACCGAGTCATCAGACCGGGCGTTTGAAGAAGAAGTTATGCTGTCAGGTTTCGGTGCAGCCCCTGTGAAAAACGAGGGTTCTGGAATCTCCTATGACGATGCAAATGAGGCGTATACCGCACGGTATAACCACGAGACCATCGCAATGGGCTTTTCAATCACGGAAGAGGCTATCGAAGATAACCTTTATGACCGTCTTGGTGCCCGCTATACACGCGCTCTTGCTCGTTCTATGGCACACACCAAGCAGGTTAAGGCTGCTTCTGTCCTCAACAATGGCTTCTCCGCTGGCGCATTTGCTGGTGGTGACGGTGTAGCTCTTATGGCGACAAACCACCCGCTCACAAGCGGTGGCACGTTCTCAAACGAGCCAGCAACTGCCTCAGACCTTAATGAGACTTCACTTGAAGACGCTCTTATCAGCATCGCTGGTTTCGTTGACGAGCGTGGACTCATCATTGCTCTTCGCGGCATGAAACTGATTGTTCCACGTCAACTGCAATTCGTTGCAGAGCGTCTGCTTGTTTCTAACCTCCGTGTTGGAACAGCCGACAACGACGTGAACGCGCTGAAGTCAATGGGCATGCTGCCTGAAGGCTATGTAGTCAACGACTACCTGACCGACACAGATGCATTCTTCATCAAGACTGATGCACCTAACGGTCTGAAGCACTTTGAGCGTACAGCCCTGTCAACCAACATGGACCCAGACTTCGACACTGGTAACATGCGGTTCAAGGCTCGTGAGCGTTACAGCTTCGGCTTCTCAGACCCACGTTGTGTATTCGGTTCACCCGGAGCATAACTGTAGGCACAAAGAAACTAGAGGGCGGCTTCCATGCCGCCCTTTTTTATTGTATAGTTACTTATCCCTGACAGCCGCACAGCGTGGCTGACACTAGCCACGACAGGAGTACAAAATGGCTACAACTACTTTCTCTGGTCCTATTAAGGCCGGAACGATTAAGAACACAACAGGCACAACACTTGGCACTAACATTGCCAATGTCGGTCAGGTTGTTATGGCTCAAACATTCTCAGTAGATCTTTCTGGTGGTGCAGTCGCAGCATCTGTAACTGACGTTGTTATCCCAGCAAACTCTCAAATTATTGACTGTGTGATTGATGTTATCACCGCAGCTAACACTGCAACTAACCTTAGTGTTGGTGACACTGTTGGTGGTGCTGCTACCATTCTCAACACGTTTGCAATCGGAACAACTGCTGGTCGCAAGTATCCAACAACTCAAGCTGGCGCTGCATTGGCGTGGCAGGACACAGGAACAGCGGACATTCGTTTGACTGTAACTGGCTCCGCTGCAACAAACGCAGGTCTTGTTCGTGTTACAATCCTGTACCAGCAGAATAACAACCTTGCTTAATAGGAGGGCACAATGGCTGCTTCTATTACAGCAAAGACTGCTACAGCTACAGGCACATTGCAGGGTGGTAGAACTCGTCTAAAGGCTTTCTATGTAAAGACAGCCTCTAGTGGGTCACCCGCCGTTGTGTTTAAGAACGGGAGCGGTGGTGCAACATTGTTGTCAATGGTGTTTCATACATCAGACGACAATCAAATCACCATTCCTGATCACGGCATGATCTTCGATGATGAGTGTCATGTAACGCTCACTAACGTAGACTCTATCACTGGGTTCTTTGGCTAATGGCTAGAAAGCCATCAAAGATGCCCAAGCGCAACAAAAAGAATTTCCGCTCCACTAAATCTGGAGCGGGAATGACTAAGGCTGGTGTTGCAGCGTATCGTCGTAAAAACCCGGGAAGCAAGCTTCAAACAGCGGTGACTGAGAGCAAGCCTAGCAAATCTCGTGCAAAGCGCCGCAAGTCATACTGCTCGCGTTCTGCTGGTCAGATGAAGATGCATAACATCAGTTGCAAGAAGACCCCTAAGAAACGTATCTGTGCAGCTCGTCGGAGATGGAAATGCTAAATATAGGAGTTACTGCAATCCTGGGTTTTGTTGCTTGGATAGCTCTGTCCGTAGTTGAGCTAAAGACAGACACAGCTGTTATAAGCGTCAAGGTTGATGAAAACCACAAGATGCTCACTACTTTGTGGGAAGACTACATAGAGAGGAATAAAGATGGGAATCTCGCGTGGGTCGCTCGAAAGCCAAATATCAAAGCCGCCCCAGAAGAAAAAGTTCAAGAAGGTTCGTAAGGCTAAAAAACCAAAGAGGCAGAAATGAGCAAGAAGGATGCATGCTATCACAAAGTTAAACGCCGCTATAAGGTCTTCCCGTCGGCGTATGCAAGCGGTGCCATCGCAAAATGCCGAAAAGTTGGCGCAGCAAACTGGGGTAACAGCAAAAAGAAAGCAACCGGCGGAACGTACAAGTACCGCACAACAAAGATTTATTGACCGCGATGATACATGTGTTTGTCTTAATGGTGTACCTGGGAACGGGTGAAGACAGACGCTTAACAAGTGCAGATATGCATTTTAGATCTGTTACAGAATGTAACTATTTTGCTGCCGAGGTTTCAAAGAGGTACGGAAACTACGGCTATAAAGACTACATAGATCCGAAGGACCGCGTCACTGCTTACTGTGTGCCAAAGTACGTCAAGGAAGGAAGCGTGGAGGTGTATTAATGGATCCAGTATCAGCGATGGCAGCAGCTTCCGCAGCTTTTGGCGCAATCAAAAAAGGTATGCAGGTAGGACGTGATATTGAGTCGATGGCTTCCGACTTGTCACGGTGGATGGGTGCGCTCAGTGACCTGGATATGCTGGAAAAAGAAGCTAAGAACCCTCCTCTGTTTAAAAAGCTGTTCGCTGGTAAATCTGTTGAACAAGAGGCAATAGAAACCTTTGCGGCTAAAGAAAAAGCTGAACAGCAAAGACGAGAGCTTCAACAATGGATTGGCCTTACTCTTGGTAAATCCAAATGGGACTCCCTTGTGAAAATGGAAGGTCAGATCCGAAAGCAGCGCCAGGAAACATTGTATCGTCAGAGGCAACGTAGGCGCAAATTTGTTGAGATTGTGGCGTGGATTTTAGTGGCCTGTGTAGGGTCAGGGGTTTTACTGGGTTTTGTAATGTTCCTAAAAAGTGCAGCTAACGCAGCATCCATACCGGAGTATGTAGATTGCCGACTCAAAGGTTGTGAGCTTATAGACGGGCAGCGTGTATGTATATATCATGGGCCTAATAACACTGTTGACAGCGTATGGTTAGGCTTGAACGAGTTTTTCCCACGGGAAATAAAGTGCAAGTACGATCCGAAGAATGAGAAGCCTGCCACTATGCGGGAGACATTCGATGCGATTAAAAAGTCAAGGAAGTAAACAATGGCGGTACGCAAGACGAAAAAGGGCTTGGCTCTTAAAAGATGGTTTAAGGAAAAGTGGACGGACCAGCGTACAGGAAAACCGTGTGGCCGTCGCAAGGGTGAAAAACGGGGTACTCCATATTGTCGCCCCTCTAAGAGAGTTTCCAGTAAAACTCCTAAAACATCTAGCGAAATGACAGCAGCAGAGAAGCGTAGTAGAATTGCGCAGAAGAAACGTATTGGGCAACCAGCCGGAAAGCCCCGGCGTGTAAAAGCATTAAGGAGAAAGAAACGTGGCAAATAAAAAGTTCCCGGATTTGAACAAGGATGGCGATGTTACGAAAGCTGACATTTTAAAGGGACGTGGTGTTCCTGGTTTTAGTCATGGCGGCATGCACTGTTCCCCCCGCAAAGAAATGGCTGGTGCTATAACTATGCCAAAGAAAAATGTCACTAACAGACGTTCTTAAAAATTGGATTGTATCGGAACTTAGTCAGCCAGATAAATCCGTCAACGGAAATGCTTTGTGCCCTTTCGCCAAAAACGCTTGGTTTGCAAACAAAGTAAAAGTCCGAGAAGAAAAAGACGATTTGTGGGACGCGGTTTACGAAGAGATACAAAGTTTTGACGATACATATCAGGTCGTAATTTGTGCCAGCTACACACACAAACAAAGTTACGATGATCTAGAGGCCTCTTGTTTTGCCTTAAACGGATGGTTAGCAGCAACAGGGCACAATATTTGGTTGTTGGCGTTTAAGGAAAAAAAGTTAAGCATGGTGTTTATTCAACGCTTGACAGATATAGACAACGCTAGTGCAAAGCTAGAGGCTTTAGGGTATTATTCAAACTATGAAGACCAGGATTATCAACGCTTAGTTAAACATCGTAGAGATAGGAGAAAGTGTTATGAAGAAACCAATGCGTAAGATGCGTGGTGGAATGGGCGCAAAGAAAGCTATGCGCGGTGGTGGTTCAATGATGAAGAAACCAGTCATGGCAAAAAAGGGCAAAGCTATGCGTAAGATGCGTGGCGGCACATTGAAGAGAAAGTAAATGGCAACTTCAGGTTCACGAGACTTTGATCTCGACGTAGCAGAGATAATCGAAGAGGCGTATGAGAGGTGCGGGCTTGAAGTTCGCACTGGCTATGATGCTCGCACGGCGCGTAGGTCCATGAACCTGATGTTTGCGGACTGGGCAAACCGTGGGCTAAACTTGTGGACAGTCAAGCAAGCTACGCAAGCTCTGACTCAAGGCACGGCGACGTATACATTTACATCGGACTATACGGACCTTTTGGAAGTAGTAGTTCGCCGTAGTGGTACAGACTTTGAGATAAGCCGAATGTCACGCAGTGAGTATTTGACGATACCAAACAAGACAACACAGGGACGCCCAAGTCAGTATTATTACAATCGTCAGGTGGAGCCTCAGATCACGCTGTGGCCCACCCCTGAAAACTCCACAGACACATTGGTATATTACTATGTTCAACGGATTGAAGATGTCGATGCTTTGGTTAACACAACAGATGCACCATTTAGGTTTTTGCCCTGCATGGTCGCAGGCCTTGCGTACTATACTGCTCTTAAAAAAGCACCGGAACGAGTGCAGCTTCTAAAGAACCTGTACGAAGAAGAGTTTCAACGTGCCGCAGACGAGGACGAAGACCGAGTTGCCCTGAAACTACAGCCAAGCATACAGTATCTGAGGGTTAATTAATGGCGAGGTATGCTTCGGGTAAAGATGCTTGGGGCTACTCC